AAGAGCAGGAGAACAAGAAATACTTACAATCTCGTCAGCAGCTTTTTCTTTTATAGAATTTATACCGTTAATCCATAATTCATCTTTTACTTTAGATTTGTAAGATTCTAGAGATATAGACATTCTATTAGCGTTTACTTGCTCCATAGCTCTTACCATTCCTTTGTAAAAGTCTAATCTAGATTCTAGTTCTCCATTTTCAAACTGTCCTTCTACGCCTCCATACGCTCTGTGAAACATGAGCACTCCTGTTTCTATGATATTACGTTTACCTGGTAACGCTTCTACAATCGCAGAACCCATAGAGGCTGCAAATAATGTGACTGTTTCTAGATTTTTAACTGTTTTGGCAAATTCAATAAAAGTAAGTCCAGCATCAATAGAGCCTCCTGGAGTGTCTAATACTAAATAAATAGTATAATCCTTAGAGCCTCTTTTAGCCACTTTAGACGCTAAATCTAATTGCGCTTTAGTAACTGTTTGGTCACTAATTTCATTTCTAATTAATACTATATTATCTTCTGTTAATTCTATATTTTTAGAAAATACAGTTCCACAAAATAACATTATTGCTAAGAACACCTTCATACTTACTCGCTTTTCTGCACCGTAGTGCTGTTTTGTTTTGATTTCTCTTCAAGCAATGCCTGAATTTGAAATTGTGCTAAAGTTAATCGAACATAAAAGTCTGCTGCTTGTCGTACCAACTCATTCTTAGATAGGTCTTTAAGTTGATTTTTAAACTCTCTTAAAGCTGCTACCATTTTTACATCTTGACTCATTAAAATATCTCCTTGGCTACGCCTAATTTTACTACTTGTTCAGCTGTTAAAAAAACATCCTTCTTAGAGTGTAACATTTTCTTCCAAAAATTGCTACTTTTCTTACTATTTTCTTGTAAAAACTCACAATACATTTTTTCTTCACGGTTTAAGCTGTTAATTACATTTACTATAGAGTGGACTGGTCCTTCTATGCCCACAGAAGCTTGATGAAACATGAATTCACAATATTTTGAAACAGCACGCTCTTCCCCTGCAGCAAAAATCATAGTGGCTGCAGACATAATAGCTCCATAAGCTTCTGTTCTTATAACACATGGAGATTTTTTAATTCTAGCAACAATAGCCCAAGCATCGTATATAGAACCTCCGCAGCTATTAATTTTAATAGTTATAGGAGCTAAATCGGGACCTGCATCTCGTTCTAATAGATTTAATTTCGCATCTATTTCTTGAAAAGAGTGATGGTCTATATCTTTATTTATACAAAATGTTCTATTAACGCAGTCAATACCGTAGTCCAGCATCAAATCATTTTGCATGTTCCATATATGGACAGCTAGTTCTTGTACATTTTTTTCAGACATAGAAGCTCCTACTTAACTGTGTTCATTAATATGTATGGATGGTATATTAGGTTAAACTTTTCATCGTTTCTGTCACCTATAACAGTTTGATGGGTGTAGCATCCTAAAACTCCGAAATCATGGTTAGTTTCTTCTAACATACGTCTAGCTAATCCTAATTTACGGTATATATTTTTTACATATATGTAATGTAGAACAAACTGTCCTTGTATACGTTCAAAGACGCAGTATCCATATATTATTCTAGGGTCTTCTGAGTTACAGCAGATTATAACGGTACTTGTCTTTAGTAATCTTTCAATGACATCGTGTTGATTAGTATAATAAATACTATTATCTACATTGTTACATAGAGTTCCTGCTCTAAAAGATTTTAACCAGCTGCTGAATAAGAAAGCTGTATCTTCTTCTAAAAATGGTCGCATAATAATAGGCAAACTAGTCATTTGAAATCTCCATTTCTTCTTCGTCCTCATCCCATTTTAGAGATACGCTAACTCTTAATGCACTTCCTAAGTATTGTAAGGCATCGTGTTCGGAAATTCCACAAGAGATAGCTAAATTCTCATAAGGGATATCTACTTTAAATTGATAATTAGTCTTTTTTAATGTTGCCATGGTTATGGCGTATTGAAGCATATTTAATGCTGAATATTCAGATACTTCGGCTGTTGAAGGCCTTATTATTTCACTCATATATCAGTTGCTCCTATACTAGAGCTTTATGGTTTTTTAGATTTCTCGTGATATAGCTGCAAAAGCTCTTGTTCGGACATATTTTTTAAAGCATCGTCCAATCCGTCGTGCTTATCTTGTTCACGTTCTTCTCTACTTATATCACATATAGACTGGACCAAAGTCCTCAAAGATTTTATTTGTTCTTGGTCTAAAGAATATCCTGTATTTGATTTTACTCTTAAAATCTGTATCTGGTCGTTTAATATACTGAGCGCGTCTGAAAGAGCAGAAGCTGTATTAGTTTCTCTTACTACTGCTGAGTTTACAGGACGTCTTTGCAGTCCTGCAGGTATTAGTTTAGCCATTTTTAACCTCATATACAGTTACAAATCCTTCATTATCTGCTATATATATTTTATTACTAGGGCAGCTTATATCACATACTACTTTATAATGTATGGTGCTATCCATATCATTACACACTCTTACAATTTCATCAAAACTGTCAAAAGAGCACAGTATAGAGTTGCGTACTTTATCTAAAGTAAACACTTGTATATTTTCACTAACTTGTTCTGTACTCCAACTGTTCATAATAATCTCAATTCAAGTTTTAGTTCTTGTTTGGCTTTTTCTACTTGAATATTAAGCTCCTTATTAAAATCTAATAGTTTTTTTAGGTCTTTAGTTTTATTATAACAGTTAGAATCATGTTTTGCATGTATATTAATACTGAATAGTAAACTTAACAGTAACATTTTCACTGGATACCTCCGTTATAAGGTTATTTGATAGCTTTAACACTGCTTTTTTGCCCATAACCACTGACATAACAGGAAATACATACATAATTACGGCTTTTGGCATTAACTGTATGGCATTTTCATAATATACACTGCTATTTCGCACTATTTCAGGGTTATAGTAAGCATATGTGTTCAAAGTGCTAGTACATCCTGTGTTATTTATACATGCAAAGGCTAAAACGACCTCTTGAATCATACAGGCTCTCTTATTCCGCAGATTTTACACGTTCTATCACTCTGCAGCAGTCCTAGATACGTTTCCCAGTCATGATAACATTGATGTTTGTGAATATTTGTAGGTATAATCTCGGGTACCTCTACTAAAGACTGGTATTTTATGATATTTCCATACTTATCTAAGCCTTCAACCCATTTTATAGCAAATAAACCTTTAATTTCTTTCATGTTTAACTGTGTTGCAGATTTTATGCCGGTCCAAATCGTTTATTCTGTATTAGAATATGGAATATTGTTTAAGTTTTAAGCAAATGCCAAGCATTTTTGTACAGCAAGTATTTTTTAGTAGGTCTAAAAGCGTTTGTTTTAATTAATTTGGATGGGATAATATAATAGTCTGAAGATTTATAGTCATAAAATACAAAAAAGTGTATAGTTTTTACCCATTTTGGATTGTAGTTTATAGTAAAAGTAGGATAGGCTATTCCTTTTTCAAAATAACGAGAAGATTTAACTTGTATTTTGAGTAGAGACTTACTATTATCGATTATAAAGTCATAAGGTACATTATCTGAATGTGGAAAACATACAACTAGTCCGTGCTTACAGCATTCAGCTGCAAATAATAGCTCTGCACGTTCTCCAGATGACTTTGAGCTTAATTTCATAAAGCCTTATACGCTTCTACGCAAATTTCTCCCATACCAGGTATAGTATTGTCTGCAGAACCGTTGTTATAATAGTTTAACATGTTTGGAATAGCTTTATCATACTTTTTAAACAGTTTGGTAGCTATGTAAGAAGATATAGTTGGTAATTTACGCTTAGCAACTTGTAAATACGTTAAAGTTTTAACATCGGTATCCCAAGTATTTACTTTGTTTAGCCAAACTACGTCTAGTATATGAGCTAAATCTATAACTGTTAATACTGGGTATAAAATCCATAAATTAAATCCTCTAATCCAAAGTCCAATTTCATTTATACCAGGAATGTCAGGAGTCTTTGAAATCCAGCCGTCGCTCTCTAGCGTATTAAAATGCATAAGCTTATTATACTGCCAGCGCGCACGCCAAATTTGCCATAATAAATCAGTTCGGTTCCACATAATCATAGAAGCTTGTAACATAGCTGATTGGTCTCTACTAAATGTTTCGTAGCGAGAGTACCACTTAGTTGGGTCTGGATGTCGAACGTAAAATCCTTGGGGCAGTTCAATGGGACGCAACTTACGAATAGTTTCGGTGTATCCTACTAGAGTATCAGTGCCTAGAGCTGATAAGCAGGTATATAGTACGCCACAATTATGAGCATTATCTCCGGAGTCTCCACTTAGTGTTTTTAACATGCCATAATTGTCAAAAGTACTTTCTATATTTTCTACTAGCTGTTGTATATTACTCATTATGTCTCCTGTGTAAATAGTAAATAAACTAAATGCGCCTCTTCTTCTGTTCCGTATGAGCCTAAATAGTTATTGATTCTAACACCTTTGACTTGTATTCCAGCTTGGGCTACGTACCTGTTATACTTTGTTTTTAAGGTTCCTGGAAGTTTGCCTTCTCTATGTACTTTGTAATTTTGATTATTTTCTCTGCAAGTAGCTTCTCTTAAGTTTTCTATTCTATTATCAGACTTGTTACCATTTATATGGTCTATTATAGAAGGCATATATCCGTATACAAAATACCAAGCCATTCTGTGAGCTTTGTAGCTCTTATTTTTAAATTTTAATATAGTGTAACCGCTTCTTTTTTGAAAAGAGCCTGCTTTTGTTCCTATTGTACACCTAGAGTATACGCTAAATTTTTTTTGAAAAAAGAAGTTTCCACAACTCTCATTATAGTGTAAGTATTCTTTTATGTCTTCTAGTCCACTCATGTTTAAAATTTCTCCACTTTAACTGTTACTTTTTTGCCGTTCTTTAATACTTTTATGTAAGCTGTTTCTCCAAGGTCTACAGATATGTCTCTAATATATGTCAGTCCGTCGACAATTACAATATTTTTATGTGTATAGTCATAGCACCACAAAGTTTCATTTTTAATAATCATTTTGATACCTGTCCAATAGGTCTTCAACACATCTTTTATAACCAAATATCTATAAATTATAGCAATTTTTACTTTGGTCCAAAAAGGAGTTTTAGATACGTAATAAATTTCCATGTTGCTCCTAAATAAAAAGGCCGCTTACGGCGGCTAGTCGTTAACATTACTAATTAAGCACGACTCGAACGTGTACACTGTAGCCCTGTTAAATAACTTACATATTAAATAATAAACTACCTGGAACGTCTTGTAAAGCACTAACTCCAGAGCTTGTTACACCTTGAATTTGTAGTTTTAAAGCAATTTGAGTTAACGGTCCTTGGTAGTACAAAATATTAATCTTGTTTAAGCCTTTATACAGTAAAGTAGGAGCAGAAGAGCCCCAAGTAGGAGGCTGCAATACATCCATGTTAATTAAAGTTACGCTATTAATTGCTAAACGTGCATTGTCATCAGATAACAGTTTAAAGTTATACATATTTGATACTGGAATGTTAATGTAGCCATCGCAGTCTAGAGCATAATCTTCTGTTCCAATTAAGGCTTGTTCTTGAGCTGTAAATTTAGGAAAGCCGTTTGCTGCTAAACTATCCCCTATGTTGAACAGTTCTATGACCTTGGTAAATTTTGGGGTAGCGGAAGCTAAAATGCTAATCAGGCCGTTGTTACGGTTTACAACATTTGAATCGTATACAGAGCACTTTAAGCCTTTTTGTAATAATAGATTTTGACCAGGTGCCCCTGTGGCCCCTACATTTCCTTGAGCTCCAGTAGCTCCTGCTTGTCCATTTTGTACATAAGTAGTAGTGCCATCTTCACATTTAATAGCTGCTCCAGAACTGGTTTGAACTGTTGTACAGTTAGTTCCATTTTTGGGCGCATCTGTAAAAGTTGTACGAGCACAGCCTGTTAGTAGCACAAGACCTAAGATGAACAGTTTCATGAAATCTCCTTTGTTAGTTTAGTTTGTATACAGGTTATAGCACATTGAGTGCCAAATCTAAGTAAGTTATATGTCTTTTGAGCATGTAAATATGACCATAAATTGCACATTTGTATCGGTTTATATATACAGTGTGACTTTTAAACAACACTGCTTAAATAAATGTTAAAATTTGCCAGTCAGCTGTGTATACGTAGTGATACGATTCGCCTACGTCTATTAAGAACATGCCGTTTACCATGCAGGGTTGTCCGACCAAATCTTTTTTAGCGTTGTATACGGAATAACAGAATTTTACTTTATTAATAGCCACCTTGTGTTGCTCCAAAGTATGTGAATAGGCAAAGTTGCATGTTAATCTCCTGTATGTAAATTATGTATAAATGCTTAGAAAAGTCCTGCTAAAATGTACGCCGGATGCCAGAACAGTAAATCAATATCTCTAGTTAATAATCCTACTACAAAAATTAATGGACATGTAAATATGAAGGTTATTGTAGCGACTGTTAGTGTGTCTAGTACATAATACTTCATACTACTCCTTTAAACTGTTTCTAATTGTTATATCTACTGCTAAAACTATTGCGCAAGCTAAATTTATCAGAGCAGTTCCTTTGTCAATGTCTATTAAGAATAGTGCAAACCATAGATTAACTGCTAGTAATATGTATCGCCAATACATTATTCTTCCGTATCCATAGGTATGCTGATTTCTACTGTATCTATGAACTGTACTACTGTATACCCCAACTCTTTTAATTTTTTTATAATTAGTTTATGTGGCATAGGATACTCGATGATTCCGCCGTCTGTAATAACCTGCTTGATAATTTCTTGTACTTCTACAGCTTGTAAGGCTTCAATTTCTTTTATAGCTTGAGAAGCAGTTAACAGTTTGCTACTAGGTTTAGCAGTTTGAACTGTTGCTGGAGTAGCCTGCCAGGACTGTTCAATCTGTTGGATTTTTTCAGGTGTAACTCTTTCTTCATTTATAAATGCTGCTATATCGTCATTGTTATATACGTACTGGTCAGCTTTTGCGCGTGTATCAAAGCTTGCTAAGACTATTCCGTTGTCATCATAAACTGTATACATTAAAGCTCCTTTATTCTTAATTACTTTTTGCTTAATTCTACTTCTAATTCTAATATACGCGCAGACAAAAGTCCAGTAATATCTTTTATTCTCATTTTTCTAAATAATCTAGTTTTGTGAAAGCGAATAGTCTTGTCAGTAATATTTAAGGCTTTAGAAATATCCAAATTCTTTGCACCTTTGTACAACAGTTCTCTGACTTCAAATTCCCGTGGAGATATGAAATAGGGGCCGGGAGAATATCCAGGAGGTAATATTTGATACCTTGGTTTACTTTCTTTTACTTGAACTTTATTTATTCCTGTAGGCAACATTAGTTTGAACCTTTTTCTGCGGCTTCACATGCTTTTAATAACTGTTGTGCATCATATATTGCTTGTTCTGAAAGTCTTTTTATATCAAATAGTACTGTTTCAGGATTTTCATCTCTTACTCTAAGATAGTGTAATAAGAACTGCGTACTTATATATTCTAACTTTGACATACCTCTCTCGATGCCCATGCCAGTGCGACCTGGAAAAGCTTGCTTAGTTTTATTGTTACTCATGTTAAGTCTCCTTGTTTATTCGGTATAAAGTCTTTGTATTGTTTTAATATTTCTTTAGCATATTTAATTTTATCAATAACTCTTTGTCCTGCCGGTTGGTATGAAGACCATAGTTCCAGATTTTCCAGCCTATTATCAGTCCTGTCTCCATTAAGATGATGTACTGTTTCATATTTTTTTAAAGCTCTGTCTAAATATCTCATCATTATCAATCTATGTTCAGGTATAGAATACCATCTAGACTTTGTCCTTCCAAATCTATTTAAATCGGCATCGGTCATTTTAACAATTTTATATCCATTATTATCTATAGTGTATCTATTTAAAGCCCTTAGTCTATGGCTCAATATTTTTACACCATTTCTTTTTAATAACATCTTTACGGCATTATAACTTATTTTATATCTATTAGCTATTTGCAATATGGTCTTGTTGCTATTATATTGTTCTATAATTTGTCTTTTAAATCTATCTGCTACATAGTTTGTATTTCTTGGTACACCATGTTTGGATAATATTCTACTTATAGTATCTCTACATACTTTATACTTCTTTGCTATTTTTTGTTGTGACATAAAGTTTTTATAGTCTTTTACTATTTTTCTCTCTGTATTATAGCCTATACCCGCAATAATCACGATTCACTCCTTATTATTCTTATTACGTTTCCAGGCTGTAAAGTCTTTTAAGTTACCGTGCAGCCTTGACTCTTCAACTGTTTGTCCTGTAAATTTATATGTCTTATGTTTAGAACGGCTATTACTTATCATACGTATACGCTGCTCTTTTGCTCTTACGGCTTCTGCTATGCTTCTATATTCTTTAGACATTATATCCCCCAATTAGTGTAAGTATGTATCGTACTCAGACGCCTTGTCAAGTTCTTCTAAGAATTCAGGGTCTGCATGTTTAGCTAAAAGCTTTTCTGCATTGTCTGAGAAAAAGTTGTCGATAGCGTCGTTAGCGGCTTCTATCATTTTAGCCTGTTGGTCGTGTGAGTAGTTACGCATATCTATTTCAAAGTCCATGCCAGATTCGTCAATGCCTATTAGTCTTATATCATTAGCGATGAAGTCGTAGTCGGGACCTGGTAACTGTTCGACTTCTACTGTAAAATCTACAAAGGTGTCTGCGTCTATTTGTACTGAGTATGTTGTTTCGTCGTTCATAATCTCTCCTTGGTTAAAGGTACATAAAGAAGGACTCAGACCTTGAGTCTTTTATTCATCCATGTTTATTAGTAGGCTAGCAGTAAAAATATTATTAGAATAATTATCATTGTCATGTTATATTTGTTATATTGCATAGTTTGTGCCTGGGTTTTAGAGGCTATAAAGGACTTGAAGTACAGTAAGCGTTTAAGCTTTAAACACCTGTTAGCGTAAAATGTCACTTTTAGTTCTTAAAAAGCTACGTATTGTGTTGAGACGCTTAAGGTCTTGGCCTGTACTTTGCATAATTAAATGGTGTGCCAGGTTTAAAAGACTAAACGTACCACAATGTAGTACAATCGTACCAAAGTTGTGAACGTAAGCGTACGCGACAGCGTGCAAGAAGTGTGCCTATTTACTAGCAGGTCTTTAAAGCTTGCAAGTTTAATGCCAGTCTAATACTTCGCTTCTTTGTGTTTTAAATTAACTGATAGTCCTAGGGGGCCTAACACGCTATTATAATACTCATGAGTACCTTTACAGTCTAAGCCTAGTAGGCCAAAGATTTCTAAGTCTTTAGGGCGTAGTTCGCCTTGAGGGCTTGTAACGTGCCAAAGCCAGCAGTGGTTTAGGATGCGTCTAATCTTGTTGTACGCCCAGTAATGGGACTTATAGAGCTGTAACGGCTTAAAAGCGTTAGGTATTTCTACATTAGGATACAGTTTACAGAAGGCGGCTAAATCTCCAGTGTTCGCAAGGGCTGATATATCTCTGTATTCTGCTTGTTCTATGTAGCAGTTTAATAAAAATAAACAGTTAGTGTACGACTTACCGTACTTGTGCCTAGCTGCTCTTGAATTCATGTAGTAATTTATATAGGTTTGAACGTAACTGATAGCCTCTGAAGGGTCGTGCTGGTACTCAAAGGACTTAAAGTTCTTAGTGCCACGTAAAAAAGGCGAAGAAAGTCCAGGCAGACAGTCCGAAAAGGACTCAATGTCAGCATGTCCCGATTTTTGCAATTTAAGTTGCCACTCACGAAATATCTTATTAACTTGCTCAAGTGTGTATCCAGGGGGTATGTAGTACCCAGCGCCTTCATAGTGCGTTCTAGCTCCTGAAACGGTCGAATTAGGTTGTTTTTGTCTTTTAGCCATGTAGTAAGCATAGCAGCTGTATATTTGATAGTCAAGTGTTAATTAAATAGTTCTGCTCTATCTATTAATAATCTAGCTAAATCTTGGTTGATTTGAACTACTTTCTGGTTTAATTTAGTATATAGTCTATTATGAACTATATACACTTTTAGTCCATATCTATTATAGATAAGTCCTTTATCATATTTTTTAAACTTATAGCTGTAATTAAATAACATTATGCAGCCTTTATATTATTTAATTGAGCTGTTAATAACTCTATAATCAAATCTTTAATATTAGCTCTTTGGTTTAGTAGTTCTAGTCTTTCAACATTGTTATCACATTTCAACAGTAACTGGGCATTTATACTTAACTCTCTTTGTAAGATAACTATGCACATGCTAACTCCTTTATAAGCTATACATTAACTGAGTGGTTATCTAGTCTGGAAAGAAAAGTATCGACTCAATTGTTGTATATTATATATATATAGCTGCAATAGCTTTGCCAGGTTATGAGCAGTATATGCCATTTAACAGCTTAAACCAGTAAACAGTAACAATTTACGGCACACAGCGGTTAAAGCTTATACATGTAAGGACTGTCTAAAGGTCTAGGTTGCTGATGAAGTAGGTATGTAGTGTGCAATAGTATTAATAGAGACTATGTACCTTTAACCAAGGAGTTCACATGAAAAGACTTATATTAGCTGCTTTTACAATATGGATATTAATAGTTATTATAGTATTAGACAAGGTTAACGAGACTTCTAAACTTGGGCCTATTAAAGACTATGTAGAAACTGTCAATGGAGACGGAACTGGTTCTATAGAATTTATAGATAAGGTAGCTCCAAAGTACAAGCTATTAAACAGATATATAGATGAGGCGGCTATAAAGCATAATGTAGACCCTAGCTTGCTTAACTGTATATTCCATGTAGAATCTACGCATACTTTAGATGCTGTAAGTAAAACTGGAGACTATGGTATTGGTCAAATAAATATACGCTCTTGGAAGAAGTTTAGTCCAGATAGGCTATTAACAGACCTCCAGTACTCCATAAACGCTTCAGCAGAGGTTCTAAGTTTCTATAAACAATTAGCAGCACAAGACGAGCCAACAACATGGCCTTGTCGCTATAACGTTGGAGGCGCTTCATTAACTAAAGGAACTGTTGGGGCGCGCTGCGTCCATTACATGTCCAAATTGAACAGTTGTTTGCAATCTAAAAACTAATTGTGCCGGACCTACTGGCGCAGTGTGCCACTTTAAAAAACGAAGTGGCGCACCACTATCCTTAATGATATCATATACTTGGAAGCCCGTGCGCCAGTGTGCCACTAAAAAGACACTTCAGACGCCATTTTCGTATATGGCTATGTGCCCAAATCTACCACAATAGAACTGACACTCAGCTCGCATATACTCGTTTTAAGAAAAAATATTTTCCGGATTGTCAAAACACTGGCACACTGGCACACTTTGATTATAACTGTTATATAATATATAAAAGAGAATATAGAAGACTTAATAGTACTAAAAGTCCTAAATACCTAATATTGTTAACTAAATACCAAATTACTAAAAGTGGCGCAATAGTGGCGCACGGACTGGCACACTGGCACACGGAAGGGCTTAAAGTGCGCCAGCGACTCCAAATAGTGTGCCGGTCCATTAGTTTAGTGCGACAATAAAATAGTGACGTTTTAGGCTGACACTCGACTACTTCTTAAACAGTTTACCCGACCCAAATAGAGTATAAATGAACTAAACTGGCCTGCAAAGTGCATCAAGTCTTATACTTACTTAAACACTGCATAAACTTTACTTATGTTAAGTATTAAAGAAGCTTAATCGGGTCTACAAAGATTAACCGATTTACAAACTAAAAAGGACTAACATGATTACAAAACAGTTCTACATCAATCAGTTCACAGGTTACGCACAAGAAGTAACTGGGTTGTCCTTAGACGAGTTGGAGTCCTTAGTTGGCCGTTACAAGCGTAATAGTATCAGAGAAGGACAATTGAGAGGCGAGCTGCTTATTTTTGTGGACAATTCAATTAAAATCCGTCATGCTTTTACTAAGAAAGTCCTTTGGACAGGAGAGATTTATGAGTAATTTAAAGCAACCTAAATTTAAATTTGGCGATAAACTAATCCTACCTGAAAGCAGAAGAGGGCCTCCACATAACTCTTTACCCTATTTTGAAGTGCTCAATATAAAATATGCTGATATATTTGATGCATATGTGTACATAGGAATTGATAATCGCAACTATATATATGAATCAGATGCAGAACTATTTGTAGAGCCGCCCCGTACTAAAAAAGTCTACCAGTTTATTTACAAAACAGATGGACGGCCTCCTTTAATGGGGGATAGACTATGCGACAATCAAGAACAATTTAGAGAATACTTGCTTGAGTTTAATAACGTATCTACTATAGAATATATTGAAATTGCAAACACTTTTGAAGTACCGGAGTAGGTATGCAAGACTCTATTCATCAACAAAACGAAGAGTTGAAACTCTTAAGAAAGTATATAGCTAGCCTAGAAACAAGAATTACTATACTACTAGAAGGATTAGATAATGTATATAAAGAAACACACAAAGCCCGACTAGCCTTCATCGAACCTATAGCTAAAGAGGATTGTAAGCATGAGCCAATCGAAAGCGTAATGATAGGACACATTTGCATGTACTGCGGAGTTAAACTGCAAGCCACATGGACGGAGAAGAAATGATTAAAGCAAAAGAGCTTTGGGTAACAACAGACTTAACAGAAGTTGCATTTTCTGATGGAAAAAAAGCAGGATTAGCTTTCATTGAAAAACACGAAGACGAGGACTGTTTTAAAGTCATTGAATTTTCGGCTTATGAACAGCTTAAAGATGAGCACGAAAAAATACTTGCTGAGAATATGTATGGGCTTATTAATCAAATTAAACTTAGGGATGTTGAACTTGAAAAGCTTAAAAAGGATAATGAAATACTTATTGAGACTCTGAAGGAATACAAAGGAATCAAAGTTAAGAAATACAAAATGTTTCCTGATGAGCTTTTTGATTTAGCAGATGAAGCGTTAAATAAAATAGGTGAGTCGTGAAAGTAAAAGATTGGTTATTGCTTCCATTCATGAATCCTTTATTTTTTATTATTACTTTTCTTTTAATATGTATTTTATTTAGATTGGATATTTTTAATGAGACGCTTTAAAAACAAAATAGGAGTTATATAACATGAAAGTATACATAGTACATTTAGAAACAGAAGATTACGATGATTATTATAGAGTTTTTAAAAACAAACCTACTGCTAAACAAATATCAAGTTTTAAGAAAGAAGTATATAAAAAATACTATTCGTCCGAATCGGAAGATGGCTTACTATACATTAAAAATATATTAGAAGAAGAAGTTGTGGAGAACTAGTACATGCAAACAATAATCCTCCTTCTAGCACTAAAAGGTACTACCACCTTCAATAAAATGGACATAGCCTGCAAAGACATTACGGCTACTTGGTCCTCCTCCACTCAACATGGCATACGTACTGGTAATACTGAGTACACTAGCATCTTTGACACATATGAAGCTTTGATGTCCGAGTTAAAAAAACATTGTCCAAGGTACTTTTAATCTATAAACAAGGAGCACACATGAGCCGCTACTTATTTTTCTCAATAATACTCGCAATTTGTTCTTTTATGTATTACAATACAGGAACCAGCAATGGTGGATTTTTAGGATTACTCATATTTACCAGCCTAGCTGGCATATTAGAGCATATTTTTGAGTACACTTAATACTATTTGGACCGGCGTAAAATTTTAAAAAGGAATAAGGAATGAATGATTTTTTAGCTGTAGCCTACATGTTTATTCAAATTGCTGGCACATGTGCTATTACGCACTACTGGCACGACGTCAGAAAAGACAGAAAGACCATCTCAATTTTAGACATTTTTATAATACTATTATTTCCACTAGTTCCGTTAGTTATGTTAGTACTATTTATAGGTATTATAATATTTAAAATATGTAAACCAGTATTAGATATAGAACTGTTTAAGCTTGACAAGTAAAGTAAACTGTGGTATGATAAATACCGGCTTACATTTTAAAAAAGAAAGAAACATGATTAAATTTATAATACTAACAGCACTAACAGCTTTACTACTACTATCAGGCAATTTACGAGCTTCAAATCTCGGATGTATCATAGAAGACCGCATATTATACACTGTAACCGAGAACGATGGAAACATAGTTGTGGCGCGCAATAAAGACAGTAAGAACATAGAATTGGTTATAATTAGACAGTTAAAAGACGTCTTAATAATAGACTGCTTAGCAAAGTAACAATTTACGCTAACATTTGACTGAAACTTACACACTAACGGACCCTCAAGTCCGTTTTTAGCGTTTTAAGACCGGCATAAAGTCTGCAATAATTTAAAATATGGAGGACATATGATTATAAATGCCACTTTAATAAGTTCACTAAATGCTTGTTCAGACCGATATGATAATTACGTATTACATTATGGTACAACAGACTATGACGTCGATACTTTTTTAGACTTAGACAATATTACTTATCAAGATAAAATATGGGTGTTAAGACGCATTATGAACGCCACACAAGCTAGAATTTTTGCAATTCTATGTGCGGATAGCGTTTTGCCTATTTTTGAATCTAAGTATCCTAATGATTACAGAGTAAGAAACTGTCTTAACTTCTTAAAATCTATAAAAGATTTAGGAAACTTAACAGAAGAAGAAAAGACTGAGCTAAAATTTCAAAGAAAAGCTGCTGCTGCTACTTACTCTGCTGATGCTGCTACTTACTCTGCTGCTGCTGCTTATGCTGATGCTGCTACTTACTCTGCTGCTGCTGCTGCTACTTACTCTGCTGCTGATGCTGCTACTTACTCTGCTGCTGCTGCTGCTACTTACTCTGCTGCTGCTGCTGCTACTTACTCTGCTGCTGCTGCTTATGCTGCTTATGCTGATGCTAAAATACAGCAACAAAATTTAAACTTAGAATACTTAAAACAAGCAATGAGTATTTAAATGTACAAAACACAACTAGAACACATATTCCAAAATGAACAGTTTATATTTACTGGGGACGAATATTACTTACTACCTATAGACCGTTCAGCTTTCTTCTGCATTAATCCTGTTAAAAATTTAGACAATCGTCAATTAGAAAACTTATCAAACTTACAGAACTTCCTCATAGAATTTGACGAAGCATCTTATGAACAACAGTTCAAATCTATTGCGCAAATAGAAGCTTCTGGATTAAATATTGCTAGTGCAGTATTTTCAGGTTCTAAAAGTATACACCTAATATTTAGCATGGCCGAAACTCTTCAATTAGATTATAAGACAGCTTGGTTAGCCCTAGCCTCAGAAGTTCGCAGTATAACAGGACTAACAGCAGACGCACAATGTAAAAATGCAAATAGGCTTAGCAGACTTGCAGGATTTGTGCGCCCAGATACTGGAAAAGTTCAAGAGCTGCTGCACCTTGGAGGCTTCATCAAGAATGATAAACTAATGGAATTAGTGGACCGGCATAAAATTAAGCACGCTGTAACTCAAACAACAGTTAGCCAAGACCCTACCATGAGCGTTGAGAAGTTTGAATTAATACTAATAAAGAGGCAAAACGGACTCTACTCAAAAATAGCTAGAGTAGACGAATGGGCAGGAAGTGTAGGAATGTATAAAGAACTATTTAACATTACCTGCTGGGCTATAGACGCTACAGGAGTTCCAGAAAGTACCTTCAAACAGTTTGCGCAAAATAAAATATTTCCTGCGCTATTAGAAGCCGGTTACCCAATAAACAAACTTGACAAGCCTATTGATAATGCTTACACTTATAAAACATAAACAAGGGGCAACATGTACACTTCAGATTTTATACTAGACGAATTAATAGTCGGATGTAGAAACGGCTTAAAATTTGACAAAATAGTACATAATTTTATAAATAATGACAAAAAGCCTGTACCACACGACATGGTTGATAAAGTTAAAAAAATGTTTGAAGAAGAGAAAAAGCGCTTTAATAATTTTAACTACACACAACAAGTATTAGACTTAGAATTTATATTAGATATTACTACTGGAGAGTACCATTTAGTAGACATATTTACTAAAGAAACTACTCCTATTAAAATTGCAGCTGTCGAAAACGCTTTTAATAAAGGAGCATTTCAGCGTATAAAAGAAAGAAAACTTTACAGCGTATTCCTAGGGTGGAACCCAGATGAAAATGTTTTCAAATACAAGGAGTCTTTAGTGGAGTCTATAAATTTATACAAACCTGCAAAGTGGCAACTACCATATTTCTTTGAAGGTGTAGAGGTTCCAAATACCCCTATGCCTAAAGTATATGTAGATTTTTTCAAACACTTAACAGGAAATGAACTGTCTTTAGATTACCTAATGGCTTTTACAGCTGCGACGGTACAAAGAGGGTTTAAGCCGCAGAATTATTGCGTACTTACTGGAATACAAGGAACTGGTAAAGGCGTTTATTTCCAAATCATGCAGCAGTTATTAGACCCAGCCAACACAGGATATACAGAAGCTGTTAAAATAATTGATTCAAAATTTAATGCTTTTGCTAGAAACAAAAAGTTGATTTTTATAGACGAATTAAAGATTAAAAGCCCTGGAGAAGAAGATATATTAAAACCGTTTGTAAATGATACAATTGCTATTGAAGCTAAAGGAGTAGATTCTCTATCAGTTAAGAATTATGCATCTCTTTTAATAGCATCTAATGACGTTGGAGAAATGAGAATTAGCACCGAAGACAGACGATTTTGCTTTGTGGACCCAGGAAATATAAAATTAGCAGACTATGTAAACAACTTAAAAAATGGACATAATGTTTCCAGCTACATTAAAAAAGTTTTATTAGACCCAGAAAATATAAAACAATTTGGAGAATTTTTACTTAATTATAAGTACGATGAAAACTTACTAATTGATATGCTAGAATCAGATACTCGTAGAACTTTAAAAGAAGAAACAGCATCTGACTGGGTAACCTCTTTACTTGCTAATGTGTGTCCTAAAAATAAGGGTAAAAAGCTTAAATTAGGCGATGTTCAAGAACAGCTTATGGAAGTTACCAATTCTAGTAAAGTACCAGGACGACGTCAATGGGTTAAAATATCTAAGGACTACCCTGGATACTTTGAAGTTATTAGAATTAAAGAAACTAACGGAGAACAAAATTATTACATACAATTTGCAACTACAGAAAATATGCCCACTTACCTAAAGGAATCAAAATGAAACTAGTTACTAAAGAGCCTAAAATACTACAAGATGGTTTAAATGATTGCGACAACTCTGATTACCATGCAGATAGAAAGTATCTAAGTAGTAGCGTTTTAAAAGCTGTATACAAGTCTTTAGACATTTACTATAATGAATACATCTTAGGTAATAAAAGAGAAATTAGTACTAGCACCCAGTCTGCATTTGACCTAGGTTCATTGGTACACAGCTACATATTAGAACCAGACAAAACTTTAAATGACTTTGCTTTTTTTACGGGATTCAGAAAAGCAGGTAAAGAGTATGAGGATTTTTTAGCAGCTCAAAATACTGGAAAGACTGTTGTAAGCAGCGCTCAGAAGCAGCAAGCAGAGGCCATGATTGAATCTTTTAAGACTTGTGACGCGGCAAAAAATTTAATTAGTAATGGATTTGCAGAGCAGACAATTTGTGGAACTCTTAAAGGAGTCCCTATAAAAGTACGCTTTGACTGGATTAACGTAGAAGATGGATACATAGCAGATGTAAAAACTACTAGCTATCCATCAGAAAAAGAAAGCTTTAAAATGACAGTAGACGGATTAATGTACCACTTAAGTGCCGCTCTATATTGTGCAATGGCTGAGCAGTATTATGGAAAAAAGTTTGACTTCTACTTTATTGTTCTTAGTAAAAAAGACAGAACCACAGATGTATTTAAAATGAGTGAAGAAACTATGCAGGCCGGTATAGATGTTATGAATACAGCTCTCATGAAATATAAAAAAGCAAAAGAAATAAATGTCTGGACAGAACTAACAGAACCAGCTAAAGTATTAAAAGACGTAGACTATATAATCCAGGAGATTTAAATGACTGAAGAACAAATCAAAATAATTATTGGCAATATTATATATGAAAGCATGTTAAAATTTGGTATTGATAAAATGGACCAAGTTTCAGAGATAGTCTACGCAGAACTTAAGAGTAAAGATTTAATATAATGGACACTACAATAAATGTACAATTTGACCTTTTACAAAGATTAAAATATTATGAATCTGCTTATAATAGTAGCATCAGACTATTAAAAGCTATGCAATCTGGCTCTGAAGGACAAATACATTTATTTAGTGCTGCCAAATACTACAAAGAGAAGATAAACAGTATAAGAAAGGAATTACAATTAGTATGAGTAAAAATATTGACCAGTATTTAACAGAATGCATACCAGACACTTTAACAATTGAAAAATTTAAGACGGAAGCAAAATCTGCATTAGGACACAGAGATAATAAACAAAAGACACGCTGGAGAAATGTACCCTTATTTCTGTTTGAAGATGTAATTAAGGTAGGACAGTTCGGAGAAACAAAATATGCTACTTACAACTATCTAAAAGGATTAGGACTAAACGATACTTTAGATGCTCTTAAACGACACTTAGTTAAATTTGAATCTCCATATGAATCTGATAATGATGAAGAGTCTTTACAAAATCATTTAGCTCATGTGGCATGGAATGCAATAGTAGCTCTTCACATGTTAAAAACCCGTCCAGAATTAGACGACCGATACAAGCTACCAACCAAGGAGTAAATATGAACTTTACAAATATAGAAGCTTCAGCAACTTTATTACTAAACGAATTAGAATATGCAATAATAAATGGAGCTAATATTCCTGCAAATGTAATTTTACAAATGAATCAGTTAAAAATAGTTTTAGAAGATGAAAATATAAAGCTAGCCAAAGACTTAGAAGAGATGTACAATAGAAGTAAATTATTTTAATTAATAGTAGTGCATATAGCACGACTTAAACAGACGTTTTGATACGTCAGAAAAGAGCAACACATGGCAAAAGAAACAGTATTTAAGAAGCAAGAGAAAGCTACGGCAGCAGGAACAACTTACATTAAGGCAAAAGAACTTAATGATAACAAAATTAAAGGAGTTATTGCAGAAGGAATTTTTGTAGGAACAGTACCTAATAATTTTGACGAGACTCCAGACAAGTCTAAGCCTAATATTAAAATTGAATTAGCTAAACCAGATTTAAATGGTAATAAGGAAGTTATTTTAAATGCAGCTGGAAATCTTAATGCACAGTTCAGAAGTGTGTCTGTAGGAACTCCAGTTCAAGTACAATACTTAGGCATGGAAAAAATTACTAGCAAAGACCCGCGTAAAAACGGAAAATCTACTCATCAATTTGAAGTTTTAGTAGGATAATATAAATAGGAGCCATACAATGATAAGCAAAAAAGAACTTACAATGGGAAGAGACGTACAGTTTAAAGCTGAATATACAAAAGAAATTGACAACAATTTAAATGTTCTCTTACAGAAGATAAATGTAGTTCGCTCAAAGTATGGCAAACCTATGACAGTAAGTAGTGGATGGAGGCCATCGGCTATTAATTCAGGAACTCCTGGAGCAGCTAAGGCCTCTAAACACTTATCAGGTTTAGCAGTAGATATAAAAGATACAGATAACAGCTTATGGAACTGGACAATAGCAAATTTAGATTTGATTCAAGAATTAGGACTATATTTAGAAGACCGAAGATTTACAGGTACTTGGGTACATTTTCAGATTGGAGCACCTAAGTCCGGAAAACGTATATTCAAACCTTCAACAGCTCCTATGCCACACCCAGACCTATGGGATGGAAAATACGATATAAAGTACGACAAGGTATAGCATGAATATTTTAAAACAGTTAAAACAATATAAAGCAATTTCAACTACTATAAAAGATTTAGAGTCGCGTATAGTAGATTTAGAAAATAAAATGAAATATCCCAAATTAGCACAAAGATTAAATGATACTGGACTTGGAGGAAGATATAAGAGTAAACTAGATACTCTATTACAACTTCGTTACAAAATGGAGTGTGAGAGTCGATTATTAAGACTACTAGTATTTTTAAACTTAGCATAGGAGATAATCTTGTCTATTTCAGATGAAAAATGGGAACAAATAAGAGCTAAATGGGCAACTCAAACTGAAAAAAATACCGAAAAAGAATTTAAAAAAGATTTAAAAAGAGGACATCAAGGAGAACATACTTTCTTTCAACTGTTTCAATCCTCAGTTACACATCTAGACGGACGTAATGCAGATTTTGAAATCAATAAAACTGGCGAAACAATTGAGCTGAAGACAGATTATTACGACCATAGTCTAACTGAAAATTTCTTCATGGAGCGCTACTCCTACGACGATAAACCAGGAGGACCTTGGCAGTCGGTTTCAAAGAAAATAGATTATTACATTTACTACTACCCGTCTCATAATGAGCTGTATATATTTAATGCAGAACAGTTAGTGAGACGTTTAGACCGTATCATGAAAAATGAAAAGCTTGTAAGTGTTAAAAATAAAGGCTACACTACAAGAGGTTATAAAGTTAAGCGCTCTTTAATTGAAGAGTTGTGTTTAAATTTTGAAGACATTGGACTAGTAGAAAGTAAAGGTAAAGATGATAGTAAGACAAAAAGAACATATAAACCTAGTACTTAATATGTTGAAAAGTTCTTTATATTGGTCTTGGGATATCGAGTCCACAGGGCTTAATGTAAGAAAAGACAAAACTATAGGATTTGGTTCTTGTAATCCTTTAAATCTCAATCAATACTTTTATATAATTACTAAAGAATGGGTAGATAATCAGCTAGTAGAACTACTTACTTTAGAAGATGTAAAACCAGTTTTAGACGCTCTTAAAACCAAAAGATTAATAACATTCAATGGTTCATACGATACGCGATTAACATACCATTATCATAAGTCTAATTTAATAGATTCTATATATTGTGACGTTATGTTGCTAGTACACACTTGTGATGAAAATAGAATATCATATAAAATGAAAGACATTGCAGAAGACGCTTTTGGCAGTAGTGCTAAAGATTCTCAAAAAGATATGTTGGAGTCTATAAAAGCTAATGGAGGAACAGATAAAGAATATTATAAAGCCGATTCTAATTTAATGGCATTGTACGGCATTCAAGATAATATATTAACTTGTAAACTGTTTAATCACTATAATCGCATACTAAAAGCTGAAGGCCTTGAAAAATTCTTTTATGAAGATGAAGTTATGCCTCTTTACAGACTTGTAACCATACCTATGGAGTTAAAGGGAGTACCTCTAGATTTACCTTTAATGCATCAATGCTTAACAGATATTAGGACAGACATGGACAAGCTACATACAGACATACAAGCAGCTATAGAGCCGCATTTAACTGATTTTAAAGCCTGGTACTTAAATAAAGAATATCCTGGAATACAGTTATCTGGGCAGTTTTTAGAAGCTTTATGCGCCATTATTGCGCCATCAAACTGGCCTAAAACTAAAGCCGGTACCCATAGTTTCTCAAAGACCGCGTTTAAAAAGCTGCCAGAGCTATTAGAGACAGATTTGTGGGCATATCAGCAAGGAAATAAGCGCATAAGTAAAGAGCTAGCTGATAGTGTACGTTTAAAGCTGTTTCAAGATTCCGGAGAACAGTTCATGTTTAACATACTGTCTAAGCATCATTTAAAGAAGTTATTTTTTGAAGAGTTGGGAGAAACTCCAAGTTCTACAACAGATAAAGGGAATCCTCAAGTAGAAGATGATTTTTTAGAACAAATGGCACAAAAATATGAATGGGTAAAGTGGCTACGTACTTACAACAAATTAACTAAGATTAAATCTACATATATTGAACGCTTTTTAGATAAGCAAGAAGATGGTATTTTTTACCCTTCATACTTTATGCATAAAACAACATCGGGCAGATTTTCTGGAGATTTACAACAATTACCCCGTATTAAAACTCTAGAAGATGAAAATGACCCGATTTTTTTAAAACATAACAATAACATTAGAAATTTTTTCATTTCAGGAGAGGGTAAGAAATTAGTAGACGCCGATTACAGTTCACTAGAAGTTGTTGTGTTCGCAGATGATGCACAGGATGAGGCCCTACTAGACGTTATCAATAAAGGATATGACTTGTATTCACAAGTTGCTATTAACGTTCATGGATTAACGGAGTATTCAGCAGATAAAAAAGCTGCTAACTTTTTAAAGAAGCATAAGCCAGAATTACGTCAACAAGCTAAGGCATTCGCTCTAGGATTTAGATATAATTTGCAACCATATAAACTTAGTCAAGATTTAGGAATAAGTGAGGCTGAAGCTACACGCCTACAAAAAGGATACTTCAAATCATATCCTAGACTAAAAGAACGTATGGATGAAATTATTGAATCGGCTAAAAAGAATGGGTATGTAGTTTCTAAAGCTGGTAGAGTTAGAAGATTAACAAACTTGGTGGACCGGTATAAAAAATATGGTGAGGTGTTGTTTAACTCTTTAGACCTTTGGAAGGAATACCACGAGAGACACAATGATTATAATCGCATGAAGCAGATTGCAAAAGAGTGTAGAGGGGCTGTTAATAACAGTTTAAATTTCCCAATTCAATCGTTTGCGGCGTCTATAGTCAGTAGAGCTTCTATTGAGATTGCAAAAGAGTTAAAGAGTAGGGGACTACAGTCTTATATATGCATGAGCACTCACGATGAGCTGTGTTTATTAAGCCCAGACAATGAGGTGGCAGAAGCTTCTTTAATTTTACGAGACAAAATGGAGAATACAACAAAATTATCGGTACCTTTAGAGGCTGAGCCAATAGTAGGAGTGAGATATGGAGATGTTAAGTAAGGTTTGTAATAAATGTAAAAAGGAAAAGAACAAAAACCAGTATAATAACGATAAAACAAACAAAGATGGTTTGGAATACTCTTGCCGAGACTGTAGAGGAACAAGAAGAAGACAGCTATATTTGGAGAACCATGAAAAAAATAAAGTAAAAAGCAAAATAAAATCTAAAAATTTCAGAATGACTAGGAAAGAGTATTGTAGAAATTACGATTTAAAAAGACATTACGGGATAACCTCTGAAGATTTTGATAATATGCTAAAAGAGCAGAATGGTGTATGTAAAATTTGCTCAAGAGAAAATCCTACCGGTAAACACAATAGATTTCACGTTGACCATTGTCATGAGACTAGTAAAGTTAGAGGTCTTCTATGTAGTCCTTGTAATTTAGGATTAGGAGCTTTCGGAGATAATACTGAAGTGTTGACAGAAGCCATAAAATATCTTAAACTGAGTAAAGGAGAAAATATATGAAAAATACTATAATCGCACTAATCGTAGGCTTATTATTAGGAGGAGGCTTAGGCACCTTCTTATTTCCTCAGATTAAAACTAAAGAAGTTCAAGTAGAAAAAGAGGTTGTAGTAAAAGATATTGTAACAGTCACAAAAGTAATCACTAAACCAGATGGCACTAAAGAAGAGGTCACTACCACTACTGACAAAACTAAAGAGAATAAACAGATTACTAGCACTAAAACAGTTGCAAAAGCTAACTGGCATGTTAGCGCATCTGCAAAGTCAAAAATCGACAAGCTGCAAATAGATATTTACACAGTTCAAGTAGAAAAGAGAATTATTGGCGACTTATTCTTAGGAGTAACAGGGTCAACTGACAAAACAGTTGGTTTAACTATAGGACTTGAATTTTAATATGGAACTTCTATATATGATAGGAAATAAAGGCCTTATATCTTTTAGAGTTATATAAGGAACAAATATTGTAAAAGTGTATGGAGATTCAGATGTCACTAGTATAACAATATTAGAATTGGAATATTTAATTAGACAAGAAGATGTATAATTTATAGGAGAGGTTTAGTATGTTAGGTTTATCAGTTAATATAGTAGAAGAAACAGTCGAACTATTTAGACAAAGTAAGGCTCCTGTTAAGCTTGAAAACTACAAGAGATATCAAGAGGACTGGGTTAAATTCTATGATGCTGTAATGGCCAAATACGCTTTAGACATGGAAAAAGTACACAATCTACTTGAAAAGGGAGAAAAACGCTTAATTAAAAAGTGGAATAAAAAGGTAGAAATTCCATATCCTAAAACTGTGTCAGAAATGAATGAACTGCTAGAAGAATACATGGTACCTATCATGTTTGCTCAAACAGCTGACAAATCTAGGATAGTAGGCGTCATTATGGACGAATATTCTTAGGAAGCTTTTTTACACATATAGTTATATTAGTTTTAAAGTCCTTAGCTGGACTTTTTTTCGTTACAAGCATAGTGATAAATTTATCATCAACATTTAAATTATCACATTGATACGCACCGGTTCCATTAAAATTTGGAGTAAATACTACATCTAATAAAGTTTTAGTTATATTTCCAACGTCCATAGATTGAGCGCTAATCTGCTTATCTTTATTAAAAAATTTGGGAGTATAATAATCTACAAATACAGTAAAACAGTGTTTAGAAGGGTCAAAAGCCAACCTTAATTCGGACATAGCAGCTTTATTAATTGGGTGATTTAATTGTCTACAAAGCTCTGCTATCCATTTTTTAGTAGCAGCATTGTATCCTAGTCTTTTGTCATTATAATAGGCAGAGTTTAAAGAGGTCGCTTGAATATCTAATTTTATTGTTTGCTTCATACTAGAAGCTTATGGTTTTTACGGTTTAAAATATTGAACAACGCCTACAACTGAAGCGCAAAATAGTATAAATCCAATAATACCGTAAGTAGCGTACATAAACTTATTTAAAGGAGAGACTTGCTCTTCCAACAGCTCAGTTCTAGCCATATGCAGTTTCAAATTCTGTTCCTGTAGAATAAGAACTTTTTCCATATCGTCCATACGCTCATCTAGTACGTCTAGCTTATCTGTTATGTATAAAAACTCACTTTTTTTCAATGTCAGCCTCTAATTCAGTTTTACCTTCAAAGTTTTTTTGTACAACTTTAGCGCCTAAACCAAATCCTAGAAACGTGCTGCATAAACCAATTAATTGGTTTAAATCTACTTTTGTCCACATACCGTAAACAGCAATACTACAAGCAGTCAACACGCAAATAAGACTTAAAAATCTTGTCATGCTTACATTACTACTCTCGGCTAATAAATTAAGAAAAAATTGTTTCATTTTGGTTTCAATCCGTTGTTATGTAAAATGGTGTCTAGGTCGCTAGGAGTTACATAGTCTAAATTATCTGGTACTTTTATTCCTAATATTCTACATACTATAGCTGCAAATTCACTACATATAAAATACTTATCTGCATTGTATTTTTTAATTTCAAATTTTAGAAGCTTTTTTATAGCTATTAGAAATATTTGCATTTTAGAGTAAATGCTACCTAGTTTAGAGCCTATAAAAGTTAGTGCTAATTTAAACTGAGCGTCTGTAATGGCCAACTCATACTCTTTAATAACTATATTAGATTGTATAAAATGCTCTAAAGGCACTTCATTTACAAAACCATGAGAAGCTTGAGCTACCATGTGACACTGTTTTTCTTCTGAGAAGTAAGTTATATAGGCGTGACTATAATCTCTTTTTTCAGCTATTTGTATAGCAGTGCTGCCTATTTTAAATATGCTTTTTGACTTTGAAAATCCAACTGTAATCTTTTTCATAAAGTAGCCGCAAATATAAATAATTGGTCTATTTGAGATTCGGTTAATCCTAATACTGGTCCCATAGAAGCGATTAAAGGATTATTTCTTTGAAACTCTACGGAATATTCCCATGTTACTTTAGCTATTGATTTATTAGGTTCGGGTAAAGCTGCTATAGCGTTTTCTATAGTATCTAAAGATATTCCCGAAGCAATAAGAGCGATTCTTATTTGACGCGGAGTAACAATTTTTGGAACAGTGTTTGTAACAACAGAGTTTACAACTCCATTAAAGTCATTTCTCACCAACTGCTTTTGTTCTTCACTTAAATTTAATATTTGCTCTTCCAACTGTTCAATCGTTTCACAAAATATACCATTAATTGTCATCATTATACACCTACTTTTCTAATAATTAGCATAGAATCGGGTCTAATAGAACTGCCAACTCCATTATTTTCAGAACGTAATTGAACAGAAATAGTGCCTGCTGTAGATATTCTAAATACTCCCACGCCTAAAACTGGAAAATTAGTATTAGCTGCAACAACACTTGCCGAGATTATATTATCTGCAGTAGATATTTGAGAGTAATTATAATCTTTATCCGTACCTGCTACAGCTTGAGATAGTGCCCAGTTGATACATAAAGTAGAGAACGCCGCAGTACCATTTACTAATCTTAAACCTACTCCGTTTGTTGTTGCTGTAGATTGCATTATGCCTTTTAGCGTAAGCTCATAAAGACCTGTTTCTAAACTTCCGGTAGTAAATGCTGTAATATTAGCATATGCGTTACTTGTTGTGGTTTGAATTGCTGTAGTTAAAAGCTGACACTCAAATGTCCAGTAAGTACCATTGTAGGTACATAAACATTGTTGGCTAGTGTCGTAAACAATAAGACCAGGAGCAGGTGACGCTATTGCTAGCCGTTGTGTAGCTGTCATACGTGGGGGTAGGAAACCTTGAGTAGTAGAGTCGATTTGCAACTTTGATGACGCTACAGGAGTTTGCGCCCCTATACCCATTTGGTCTAAGAAATAAGACTGTCCGCTAACTGCCATACTTCTACCTGTCCCACCATATTTTATATTATATTGTGTTCCAGGGTCCGGGTCCGTATATCCACCTATGCCAAATCTTGTCTCTCCATCACTGTTAAAAATAATTGTTCCACCACTAAAATCTTGAGTGCCCGTAATCACATTACCGCCAACTAAGTTTGCTTTTCCATCTAAAGCAGTTTGCGTAGCAGTACTAATAGGCTTATTTGCGTCTGATGTATTGTTTACATTTCCCAAACCTACTTGAGCCGCTGTAGTATTGTGGGGATTTGAAGTGTTAGCAATATGAGAATCAATTTGAGCGTGAGTATTTGTTCCAATATTAGTTAATAAAGTATGGTCTGTTACTCCAGAAGAAACTGTAGCAGGTGCCCAGGCAGTACCATTCCATTGAGCAACTTGTCCAGTTGTAGCAGCTGATTGACTTAATGTTGATAAAGCTTGAGTGCCTGTGTGATTAGTTCTATTTCTATTATTCGTATCTCTTGTGTTTAATTGCGAAGGTGTTTCATATCCATTAGGATTAGAAGCATCGTATTTTAAATTAAGTGCAGTTTGCGTCGCTGTACTTACTGGCTTATTAGCATCAGAAGTATTATCGACGTTATTAATAGCCAACATAGTCTTAACTTGGGATACAGTTAAATCTAGAGGGTCTGCAACACTTCCAGTATTATTGCCTTTAATAGTATTAGCGCCCATATCTGCTAGTTTTGGATTTGTAACAGCATTAGATAATATTCTATTAGTTACAATTGAATCATCAGCTATTTTTAAACTAGTGACTTGACCGTCTTGAATTTTAGCAGAGGTAATCGCATTATTATCAATATCAGCATTTGCTACAGTGTTCTTAGTAGCTAAAGCACCAAGTCCTGTAATTGTTCCAACGGCTTGAGTACCTGTGTGATTAGCTCTGTCTCTGTCAGCTGTTGATGCCGCATTTACAGTAGAAGTCACTTGAGCCGCTGTTTGATATCCAGAAGGATTTGATGAATCGTATTTTAAATTTAAAGCTGATTGAGTAGCATTTGAAATAGGTTTATTTAAGTCAGAAGTATTATCGACGTTTTGCAAATCAATATTAGTTTTAGCATTTGTCTTTTGTGTAGAGTTTAGACCTTGAGCTGCAGTATCTACTCTCAATCTATTTGTAAGACCAGTTTGCAAGCTGGTTATTTGAGAATTTTGTAATATTTGCTCTAATTGAATATCTCCTAAAGCAATATCTAAAGTATCATCAGTTTGCGTAAGCTGTACTAAAGCCGCTTGTACATTTGTAGCAGTTAAATTACCCGATGTAGTAGAAGGGATTTGAGCCGCTGTAGTAGCATGAGGATTAGCAGTATCAGCTATATGTGTATCAATTTGAGCGTGTGTATTAGTCCCAATATCTTGTAAACTAGTATGGCTAATATTAGTCCCAGAAGTAGGACTATAATCTATTTCAATTTTTAATCTATTATTATTAATCAGCGTATCATCAAATGTTAAAGGCTGATTACTTATGTTATTGCCACCTAATTTACTCATGAAACCTCCGCTAAACGACAGTTAAGACCTGTATTGGCACTAATCACCCAAATAGAAAGAGAGCCAGAGACGTCAAAGCCTCTTTCGCTTCCTGCAGAAACAAGAAGTCCTGTAGATGTAGTTACAGAACTATTAAATCCAAAATATATAGACTTATTACTTAAATTTTGAAAAAGAATATGTTTTCTATTTGCTAGAATTGTTCCTCCAACTTTAAGTTCTACAGCAGTTGTTCCTACTGTAATAGCGCCATAAACCGCGCCACCCTTTAAAACGTCAGCAACAAACAGTTCGCCTGTTGCCGATGAATTTACAAAATTAGTCTCAACGCCAGAGCTGTCGCTACCGGCAATCTTAACAGTTTGAGCAGCTTCAAGACTATTTAAATCTGCCACAAATACTCCTTATTATACGTATCCGCAAATAGTTGAATAAACGTCTTGAGCTTGATTGTCTCTGTTCGTTCTAACAACAATTATAGTTTGGCCAGAGGTAATAGGTAATGGATTTTGCAATTCAATACTCATATTAGTCTCTGCTGTAGAGCTAAACTGTGTAAATTTTGGAGTTCCATTAACAGAAACAACAATTTTCATTTTACCAGAACCAGAAGCTTCAATTTGTGTTAAAAAGAAGTTACCAGTAGCAGTATAAGTATGAGTAGAACTTGCTCCAGAAGCTACAGAAGCAACTGTATTAAAATCTGCAACAGAAGTACCAGCAGCAACTATAGAAATAGAAGAGCCTGAAACATCAACTTTATCAGTTGCAAATACTAAATTACGAATATCTAAATCACTAGCAGAAACAGTAATATTTTCAAGAGCAGCTAAAGTAGTAGAGCTTAAAGAAACTTCTGAACCTGTTACATCGACTTTGTCTGTAGCAAATGCCAAATCCCTAATATCAAGGTCTGTAGCAGATACAGTTATATTCTCTAAAGCCGCTAAAGTTGTAGCGCTTAAATTTATATCTCCTGAGATTGTTGCCGTTATATTTTCTAAAGCTGCTAAAGATGTTGAATCTAAAGTAACAGTAGAACCTGTAACATCTACTTTGTCTGTAGCAAAAGCAAGGTCTCTAATATCTAAATCGGTAGCTGAAACAGTTATGTTTTCTAAAGCCGCCAAAGTAGCAGAATCTAAAGACACTTCAGACCCAGAAACATCTACCTTATCTGTTGCAAAAACTAGATTACGAATATCTAAATCAGTTCCTGTTATTGTAGAATTGGTATTAATACTACCATCTGACTCTACCTTTAATTGATTTACGCCTAACGAATCTACAACCTTTACGGCTACATCTCCGGCTGTCTCCGTTCTTATCGGTAAACTTGAATTATAATCTGACATACTACCCCTTCATTTCTGCAATTTCTTTTTGCAATCTTAATTCTGTGATTTCTTGAGACCGTATTGCCTCTTTTAATCTTTCTATTTCTACGAGCCTCTCCTCTATTTTGAGGTCTAACTCTTCTTTGGCTAAAATGACTCTTTTTAGCTCTACTTCTTTTTTCTTTAAATCTAAACTCATATTATTCCTCCAAAATGAACTTTGCATTAAAATCAGCGCTGTAAGGCCTATCATGTCTAGCCCTTATTGACAGCACATCTCCTGATATAAGAGATATACCGTTTTCAAATGAAAAAGAACAGTTTAATTGCGTCCCAAAATTAGTTCTCTGCTTATCAATAACATTTCCATTTAGAACAATCTCGTAAGCAGCTATATTTGTTCCTGACGATTGTATTAGCTTTAGCTTAGAATTGACACTAACAGTTTTGGTTAATATCGTAACGTAAGAGCCGCTAGAAACCGCTAATATTTCATTATAATAATTTTTAACTGCAATATTAAGTTTACCGTCTATACTAGTCAGTAACCCTTCAACTCCATCTACATGTAAATCTATAGAATTTAACAATATACTATTAGCTTGTATTTCATTTTCTATACTATCTAATAATACAGTTTGGGCTTGTTGCTCTACTAAAGTAGAAACACCTGTAACTGCTACTGTACCATTTACTGGTATTGGATTTCCAACATCATTTTTAACTTCTACTTCATTAGTAACGGTAATAGGACCATTAATAGTTAAAGTAGAGTTTGTAATCTCTGTTAAATTTTTAGGTAGCTTTTTGTAAAAATTAGCCATTTACCAACCTTTGGCGTTAAAACGTAAAGTATCTAAATTAGCGTTTCCTATAACAACAACTCTAACCCAGTTATAACCTACGTCAGATACATCAAATACCCCTAAACCAGAAGCATTTAAAGCAGTCTCAGACTCTTCAACATCTGTCCAATTGACAACTTTGTAATCTTCGGGCCTAGTTGCTTCTGGATTACCTCTATCTGTAGAACATTGTAGTTTTACTATAGCAGTAGCAGTATTAAAACCTATTTGTATGCTATAAGTGCTAGTACGTCCAACAAACAGCGCTTCTGACTGCCATGTGCCAGAAATAACTGAAGGTGCATTTATAAGCGTATCATTTATAGTTCTCATTGAGGCCCCTTGTTGTTAAATATTAGACTTCAACAATAGTTATGTAATTGAATTTATCATCAGCAAACAAAGACGCCGCAGACCCTGAGTTCACTCGAATATCAAAATATTCTCCAGCTAAAAGACTAACAGATGTAGCCACAGCAGAAGTAGCATCAACACCGACTTCATTTATAACTTTATGAAATACTCCATTTTTATATAAATCTAAACGTCTAGATGCAGTTGAAACTCTACTTGCTCCCGTGATTGATACAGTCATAGCTCTAGGAGCTGTGAATTTCCAAGAAGCTCCAGTTGTTACGGCTCCATGAGTGTCATCGTCTTTTGTTGCATAATTTAAAATTACTACACCAGTACCTAGTGATTGCCCTGCACCTGTTTTGTATATAGCTCTAATTTTTTCACTAGCAGCAATAGTCTGAGGTGCCATTAACTTAGAAACATTAAAAAATGTTGCAATAGCATCGTTAGCCACTCCTAAAGCTCCACCACTATTTTGAAATCCAAAAACTTCTAAATAATCACCTACATTCAAATCAACTCTGAATCCTACAAACGGCTGTGCATTAATCCCAGAAGGGACATAGCTTCTACCTTCAAAAATTGACACTCCATTTTTAAGTACTCTTACTAGTCCCGTATATACTCCGGATGTGCCAAATTGTAAGCTAGCCTCTCCAAAGTAAGTACCCGTACTAACACAAACTACTCTGCTATTTACAGAATCCCAGACAAGACCCTTTGATTGAATAGTTGAATCGAAAGTTATTTTTGTAAGTGTGGCATTTGTTAGAGATTGTGATGCTCCTACTTTACCCATTCTCAAAGTTAACTCTCGACCGTCATAATTATCAGATACTCTAACACTTGAAGATTGACCTTGTATTGGAATCCCATAAGCTGTGAACGAAACTTCTACAGATGCAGAAGCGACCTGACTACCATTTAATCTTGTCAAACCAAGGCCGGAACCGCTTGCTGCGTTAGAAAAATTAACTACAGTACTATTTTCATTTAAAATAGAATGAAGTATTTGTCCAGATGTTCCATTATATGCCAATGTTCCATAGTTTCTATAACCAGGTAAACCCTTTATACTATCTGTCCTAAATCCATTCGGAAGACTTATTTCTGCAATTGTTGCCGTAGTTGTACCCGCTGTAAACCGACCTTGAATATCAATCGAATCGCCATTTCTTCTGTATAAAAATTTAGAAGTAGTTATTGTTCCAAAGCCAGCTGTTGTTGGTGTATACTCTATCCAATCAGTAACCGGAGTCCCATATACATAAACTTGAGGACTAAGAAGAATATTGTCTAGTTTAATACTATAATCATCAACAAGAGACAGTCTATTATGCAAAATAAATCTTACAGAAGTACAGTTAGAATCAAATTGAACAGTGGCCTCATACACATCACTAGTAGTTGACGAATTGGATAACAATTTAATATTAGAAGGTTCAACTAATTTAGAGTTAGTAATATCATAAAAAGTACAAATTACACTACCATTATCAGGAGAAGCTCCGTTAAATCCTGGAAAAAAACCTCCTCCAGTATTGTCTACCAGGTATGCAAAAGAAATTTTTAGGGATTTTGCTCGGTATGCTAAGTCTAAAGGAATATTATCTATAGCCCACCCATTACCCTGAGCACTACCAAACGGTTTAGTCAATACATATGATTTAGTTCCAGCTAAAGGGCTTACAGAACTAATTGAAGTAGTGACAATAGGACTTCCACCAATACCATCTATAGGATATTGTACAGCACCGTCAGCATAAGGAACGAATATAGAAGAGTTAGTAGAGTCCGCGCTTCCGTTAGATATAAGATTAATAACACCTGAACTCGGAAGACTAGTCCAAGATAAATCTCCTGAAGTAGTAGAACTTAAAATTTGCCCATCTGCAGCAGGTACAGCTTCAGGCAATACATAAGCTTGAGTAGCAGCTGTGTTACTAGCTGAAAAAGAAATTTCGTTTCCAAGTGAATTAGCCCAAGATAACAGCTTATTAGCACCGATTGTTAGTTTATTTCCAGTCCAACTAGCAATTGTACCATTTGTTGTAAAATCCGTTAGAGCACCATTGGTTAATACTAACAAATTAGCAGCTTGATTTTGTATTTTTTGAATATTAAGAGTAGTCCAACGTCTTAATGTAGTACCTAAAGACTTAGAAACGTCAGTATCTGGGACTAAAGGCTGATTTATACTTGTAGCAGTTAAATTTCCTAAGTCCGTATTAGCTTTTAAAGCTACTGCATCAAATACTGCATTTTGAGAAGGAGCAACATCTATAACTCCATCTACTATAGCATCTGAAACCGTCGCAGCTTTTGCACGCGCATTAGTATAATATAAGTTTGTTACGCCTTCAGACAAGTCATCTGTAGATTTAGCTGAAAAAGCAGTATTAAATCTTGTAGCCGTATAGTACAACTTAGAACCTTCTGCAATATCATCAGTATCTAAGGTTACAGCTCCAGTTAACCCGTTAACAGAAACTACTTCATTTGAATTAATAGATTTTTGCCAAACAGTGCCATTATACACTACCCAGTCTCCAATATTAAAACTTATAGAACCAGAACCTAAATTTTGCGACCCAGCAACAATAACCTCATAAACATCTCCAGTATTACCAGTTCCATCAGCAAGTGTAGGCGTATTAGTAGAAGCGTTATATTGTCCTTGATATTGCATAACTGAATTTGGCAAATTAGCTATAGGAACTTTTCCACCATTATCAAGAGGAGCATATCCATTTGCAGACCCTTTTTCAGATAGCAGTTGATAATCATTCAAATCTGCAGACTCTGCCAAATCGGTAACATCTACTATTGTATCAAATTGTCCAGTAATCGGATTAAATATAAGTTTCTTTTTTTCTGTTGCCATGTTATGCCTTTGTTACTGAAGTTAAGCGATTAGAGCCATCATATCCTAAAGTTAAAGTAGCTACAGTAGTTCCAGCAGCGCCCCCATCTTTATACGTAACTGTAGAAATATCTGTAGTCGCTCCTACATAAGTCATAGATATATAATCATGTTTAGCAGTCACAAGAGCAGCAGCTAACTTAGCATTTATAGAATCTGCATCAGCCTCTACATTGTTTAAGCTAGTATCTATAGAAGTTAAAGTAGAGTTTGCATCTACTAACTCAGCAGTTACAGAATTTAATTCAGAGTTAATATCATTAAGAGAAGTTTGGGCAGCAGCTTGATTAGTCTCAATGGCATCTACAAAACCAGCAATAGCTACTAAATCCGCTTCAATATTATCAGTATTTGCGTTTATAGCAGTTAACTGTACATTAGATGCAGCTACTAAAGCCTCTAAACCATCAGTATTAATGTTTATACTTTCAACATCTATTTCTAGATTATTAATTTCTGTTACAATATTCTGTAATTCAGTTAATTGAGCTGTTTGTAGAGCTGAAGTAGCTAAACCCGTTTTATCTAATGTAACTGGAGGAAAAATAAAAATAGCAGCCATATTAAGCTCCTTTAGCTTTCATAAGTAAGTACGCAGACATAGTTCCAGAAGCTGAAGTTGGAGTCCAAATTAATCTCATTTCTTTAAATGGCAATTCATTTAGAACTATTTGAACATCTAATTCAGCAGTTATAGTAAGTGGTGCACCGAAATTAAGGTCATACCACGCTAGCGCAGCTTGGTCTGGTCTAAAATCAACATTTCTAGCTTGAACGCTAAAAGTACCAGAAGCTGGAGCACTAAATTTTACGTGATATGAGCAAGTATCTTGATTTTCAACACTTGTTACTGGATTTTGTATTTGGGCTACTGCAGCGTTTAAAGCGTCAAAAGCTGTATGTTTTACTACGGGACGTCTAGACATGAAAACTCCTTATGGGCTAGGGGTTTTTGACCCCAGTTCTATAAGAGTATTCTTGTTTTTAGTCGCCTATTTCATGCTGCTCAGTGCTAGATGATAAAGAGTCTGATTTGGACATTTTCCCAACTTGACCTGGATTAAAACCAGTTGGAGCTGATTCTTGTTCAGAGTTAAAACCAGCTTGCAAAGATTGAATATTTTGAGGATTCATACTTTCATGAGATTGCATGTCTAAAAGTAGTCCTAATTGAAGCTTTTCAGAATATTTTAGTTTGGTTTCATTTTTAGAAATATACTCCATAGTCACTTGCTTCATATTGTTGTGCATTTCAGGATATATATTTTTCATGACTTCTACATGTTCACGGCTTAAAGTGCCTTTAGCAGCTTTTTGTAGCATTTCAGACGGATTGTTTATAGCATCTAAATATCTAGACATTTTAGCTGTTTCAAATCCAGAAACTTTTGGCTGCTTACCAATATCAAATATACCTACACTTTTATTACTTTTTTTAGCTTTTGACGCTATAAACTGCATAACTTGCAAATACTTAGCATCAATAGCCGCTGCTGTGTTAGGAGCATGTTCAAACATGGCTGCAGTTTGTCTATTAGACTGTTGTAGAACTCTTTCTGGGTCTGTAACAGCTACCATAGCATTGTCTACTATGTTGTGATAAGCTTCAGACTCATCTTTTGGCTTACTTTTTTTACCATCTACATTTTTAACAGCTAATTCTGAAGATACTAATTGACGTAAAGTAGCAGGAGCTGCAGCTTTAGTAGTCTCTTTAACACCCGTTCCAAATGCTTTTAAGGCTTTAGAAGACATTAATTTAGCTTTCTGTATAGAGCCATCTAAAGAACCCATAATTAATTTTTTTTGTACTGGAAAGGTATTGAAAGCCGCTTTTGCGGTTTTAAAAGCTAGTGCGGACGCTGGGTCTATAGCAATTCCTACAGCAACATCGTCTGCGCCTACTCTAATTCCCGAAGTTCCGAGCCCCTCTTTTGCTAAAGATTTTTGAGAATTAAACACAACTTCATTTAACACACTATAAGACTTATTTGCAACTAATAATTGGTCTAATAAAGAGCCTTTAGTAGCTTCTGTTCCTGAAAAAGCAGCAGCTTCTCTAACTAACTCTCTTTGTTCAGCTCTTACAACATCTAAAAGCTTTCTACGTAATAACTTTTGAGAAGCTTCAGCTTCGGTAGCTAAAGAGCCGCCTTTAGGATAAATCTTTTTTTGTAAACTAACAGCATAGTCTTGTAACTTAGTAGCACTCAGACCGTTAGAGTCTATATCTTTTTTAACAGCAGAAGCAAATTCATCAGCTAATCTAAAAAGACCTTCTCTCTCTGTACTAGATACAGCTATTCCTAATCCTTCTAAATGGTCATCAGCAGCTTTTATTAAATTAGAACTTACAGAATCTCCGCTTCTTTGAGAACCAGTTCCTATAACAGTCGCATCGGAATTCATACGTTGTTTAACAGCTTCAGCATTTATTTCATCAGCCTGTTTGTAAATATCTCGTATCTTTTGTCCTTTTTTAGAATGAGTGCTTATTATAGCCTCATCAAATTCTTTATAAGATTTAGGATTAACAGTTTCTAATATATCTTGAACTTCAGACGTTATTAAAGAATCAAAATCAGGTCTTTTTATACGGGCTTTAGCTAATGCTGAAGGAGTTAAATCTACTAAGTTCATAGCTAATTTTTCTTTACCAATATAACTATCTAACTTATCAGACACTAAACCTTTAGCTTTACCAAAAGTATTAGAAGCTAAATCGGACGCAGAAGGAACTAAAGCTTTTCCTAAACCTAAAGCTGCTCCAAAAGTCCCTCCAATAATAGAACCTACTCCAGCATATGCTAATAAATTTTCAGCATTAAATTCTGCAGTACCAAAAGCTTCTTCAGTAACTAAACGTCCAGCACCTTGCATTGCACCTTGAACAGCTAAATTAGCAGCTCCTGGAGCCATGTGCTCAAGACCTCCATATAACATCTTATTAGCAATAGACTTTGCTTGTGATGCAGCGTATCCAGATTTCTCTAAAGATTTACTAAACAGGTTTAAGGATTTTTCAGCAGCTTTTTCAGAAAGCATTCCAGAAGTTGTAGCGGCCTCATCAGCCAGAGAAGCAACAGTTTTAACTTCTGCAGCACTTAGTTTTTGAGTGCTATTAGCTAATATTTTTTTAGCAATAGCTTTTTCGGCAGCAAGACCTACAGCTTCAGAAGCAGCTATTCCTGCTCCTACTTTTGTAGCACCTTTAGCTAGTAAAGAAGTACCTCCAGAAAGAAGAGCAGGGGCAACAGTTCCTACAACCTCTCCTCCTATAGACGCTACAGTATTTGCATTTTCTAAGCCACGTAATTCGTCGCCTTCATATAAATTTGCACCTTTTAGAAACTGGTCGGAGGCTCCAAAACTTAAACCTCTAGCAGCTCCTAGCACACCTGCTTCTAAGTTTCTATCTCCATATTTTATCTCATCATTACGTAATTGAGTTTCTTCTTTAGTCTCTAGAGTATAATCTCCAGAACTTAAAACGGCCTTAATATTTTTACCTTGAACTTGACCAGTAGAACCGTCGTATTTTTTAACGTTAAACATTTCCTCAGGATTAACAGAGTAAGAATCAGATAGTATAGCTGTACTTAAATCGGACTCATTGTCTACAGGTACTAATTGATTATTATCTGTAGCTTTTACTTGATACTTTGGAATAGCGGCTTGTTGCTGATTTTGCTGGTCCATTAACCCAGCTTCTGCAAACGTAGGAATTTCGTTACCTTGTAAATCTTTTGCCATTTTAAATCCTTTTATTACAGTTTAATTCTTTTTAACTAAAGAGTCAATATTTCCAGGCTTTTTACTATTAGGAGTAAATCCGTAATTTTCAATTTTATTATCCATTTTCTTTTCTAGATTTTTAAGAGTTTGCATTAGTCTAGCTTTAGTATTTACAATAGGACTAAGAGACGTAGGGTCCCCTGTAACTTTTTGTAATAAATCCATATCTGGACCAGTTAAAACCCCTAATTTATAATTTTCTTCGTCTTTTAAAGTCAGCTGTAAATCGGTCATTATAGATTCTAAAGCTTGTCTATCTGTAAAATTCCATTTAGAAAGTTTATCTACTTGTGTCATAGTGTCTTTAAGTTTTCTAACTGTATCTGCCATAGGCTTAACTTTTTGAATAAAGTCTTTAGCTAGTTGTGGGTCTGTAGCCATACCATAACCTTTAACATATTTATCAGCATCTTTTCCAAAACTTTGAAGAGCCTGTTCATTACTCATATTATAATAATCTACATTTTGCATCATTTGTTGTTTTTCAAATTGCTGAGCTTGAGCAGCTTTTAGTTGCATCTCATACTGTTCTCTTTTTTGCATAATTGCAGAACGAGCAGCATTTGCTTGAGATTTAACAGCTAAATCAGTGGCTCCACCTTTTTTAGTTAATTCAGCATTCATTTGGTCTTGAACCATAGCTAACATTGCATTTTTTGTAGCAAGTACAGCTGACTTTTCATCTCCAAATTTTTCACGCATTTTATTTAATAAACTAGACTGGTCATCGATATTAGCTTTAGACACATTATATTTATACTGCATATTAAACTGTTGAGCAGCTACATCTTTATCAATAGCCTTTTCAATCATTTCTAAACCTATATTTTTATTAGTACCTTGAAGAGCTCCACCAATACCTCCTAAAGCAACAGCTAATCCTGTCATAATAGAACCTTGAGTGTCTTGACGAGCTAAAAAAGCTCCTGGAATAACTTTATCTCCAGCTAAAGCTTTAAAATCTTTAATACTTTGTGTATAATCATCCATCTTATTTTGATAATTAAATTCAAAAGTTTCTTGTAATTTTTGTTGCTCATCCATTTTTTGCTGTTCGATATCTGCTTTTTTCTGAAAATACGCAGACTCTGCTACAGCTTTTTCTAAACCAGCTTTCTCAGCTTGATTTACTCCTAGCATAGCTGTTCCTAAAGAACCGCCAAACGGATTTACAATCTTGGAAGTATCAGCTACAGTTTGAGTATTTTCTATAGGCATGTTTGCTACAGGAGGAGCAGCGATAGAATTCGCGGTTCCTTGTAAATTAGGGTCTACAAAGGGTTTACCAGAAATTGTGCCCACTTGTTCTGGACTCAAAGGAGCTTGATTAGCTCTAGCAGCTGTATTTATAGTAGCCTGCTCCATAGCTTGAGTAACAGGAGCATTTAAAAAATCTTTAATTCCATTTTTACCATAAACATCATTAGACATTTGAACAGAATCTAGCAATGGACTTGGTATTTGAGAAAAATCAGTTGTTAAATTATTTTCAAAATTTTTAATAGGAACGTCTACTTGTGGAGCATAAGCAGTACCAGTTAAATCTGTAGCTGGTAAATTTGCAGGACTGTAGACACCCATAGCTTTTTCTTCTGGACTTACATACGTATTACCAGTTTTAAAATCTTCAGCCATTTACGACTCCTTCTTTTTCTTAGAGTACATTTTTTCTATTTGGGATAATCGTTCATTAAGATGAGCTTGAGAGGCTAATATAGCTCCAAAACCTTTTCCATAGTCTACGATTTTATTCCCTTGTTCATCTTCTTCAACCATGTTTTTACCAACAGGACCAGCTTTTTCTAAATCTTGAGCCATTACAGACAACTGTCTACCTTCTCCAGCACCTTCTAAACCTTTAGCACTCTTTTTATATTCATAAGAATTTGCTTCTAATTTATCTAAGAAAGATTTAGGATTAAATGCATTTGACTGAGCAGCTTTTTCAGACTTAATATCTTCTTTTTGATTTTCATCTGAAATACTTCTTGCTCTTGAATACATACTATTAGCAGGTACAGAGTATTGTAAATTATTATTAATAGTATCTCTCACAAAATCCATGGTTCCACGAGACTGGTCGCCAATTCCTTGAGACCGTTGATACGCTTGAGCTGCACCCCAGTCAGAAGCAGCTAATTCTTGTTTTGGAGCGTATTGAGAAGCTATAGCACCGGCAGAACCTGTGTCGATTCCTGTGTAAAATCTGTTTAACCTAGCAGTACGTTGAGCGTCTTTTGCTAAGTTTTCTTCTGCCACTACGCTTTGTTGTGCATCGTAAGCAGCATTTTTAGCATCTTGAGCAGCTTGCCATTCTGCCATATATTGAGCATAATTCTCTCTGTCAGACCGTTTTACGTTTCCAAATATATCTCTAGTTTGTCCACGTTGAGCTCTCATACTCATGTCTAAAATCTCAGCTTGAGAAGGACCAGCAGCCCCTCTTTCTAAAGTATTTACTGAATTTTTAATATTAGAAACATTTCCACCGCCCTTAGAAGACCTTTGAGCTTGTTGTAGCATTTCAGCAGTTATTCCTGGAGGAGGGTTAGAAGTAGGAGCAGGTGCAGGAGCTTGAGGAGCGGATGCTTGTGAGGTAGCTTGAGCAGGCTGAGCAGTTTGTGGAGCTTGCATGCCTTGAGGCTGTTGAGCCGCTTGATTTTGCATTTGTAAATTATTCGAAGCAGGTAAATTTTCACTTTTAATTAAATCTTTTTGGCGTTCATCAGACATCATTTTCATGCTGTACGACTGTTTATTCTTTTTCATTTTTTCATCTGAGTAAGAAGTTAAATCAGTATCGGCACCTAAAGAATAGCTGTTGTTTATTTGAGCCGCTTTATTTCCAGAATCAGTTAGAGAAAGTCCAGAAGTATTCATAGGCTCTTTTACAGAATTAGAATCTGTTGCCATTTTTTGCTGTTGAGCAGCCATTTGATTTTGAGCGTCTTGTTTCTGAGCTTGTAAAGCAAAACTAGAACCTAAACTGTTGAAACCAGCTCCTAACATATTATTAGCTTGCTGGTCCGCAGCTCTTTCAAAACCCAAATTTTGAGCAGCTATACCTGCATTCATTTGTTGAGCTTGCATATATTTAGCTAAAGCTTGATTACGCTCTTCAGCAGCCAATATAGCAGCATTTTGAGCATTTGCTTGAGACTGTTCAGCAGCAATCCTATTTACATTTCTAGATAGTAAACCTGGATTAACACCACGAGACGCTTTTGCTGCAGCAATCTGCTGAGCTAGAGTCTTATCATACATTTGAGCGCCTTTTAGTTCGCCAATTGTAGGAGTATTTCCTATAGATTGTTGATACAGTTTATTAACGACATCTTGTGGAACAACTGGAGGCAGCTGAGCAACAGAATCATCTTGTTGAGAGCCTAAAATTCCACCTAATATTGCACCGCCTGCAATAGCGTAAGGATTACCTGTTTGAGCTCCAGCAGCAGCACCACTCATAGCTCCACCCATAACATTTTTATTTTTTCGTCCCATTAGTACCTCATATAAGTCTATGTGTTTTTAATTAAATATTACCAATATAGTAAGTTAAGTGTCCGACTTTCTTATAAAATTGCCATCCTAGTTTCTTCATAAGCTGTTCACTATACTCATAATTAGCAGTAGTTTCGTCAACAGACCCTATCATTTTAGAATAGCCGTCGGCTTTAGCCAAATTACACAACCGTTTATACAAATTAAAAGCGGCTGTAGTACCTCTAAACTCAGGAATTATATATATTTCAGCTAAATAACAAGCTTGTAGTTCTGGATAAAAGCAGTAGGTAACAAAACCTTTTTCGTTTTCATACATTTCCATGTTATCTCTTTCTTTTAAATAAGCGGCATATTTATTCATATAAACAGTGTACACTATCTATACACCGTTGTAAACTATTTAGTTCCAAAAGACTTGTTTCCAGAAGTCTTAAATGAGCCATTTTTAACTCCTACTTCAGCCATAATATGAGACAAGCTAAAAGATTCTCCATCTACAGTAGTTTTAAAATCTTGTAACTCAAATTGAAAGCTTTGACATTTTTGTATTTTAGGATAAACCTGCCATTGATATAAGGGAAATTCTCCTCCGTATACGCCTGTTCCATAGGTTCCAGTACCATAAGTTGAAGGATTTAAAACATCTTCTGTATTTATAGTAGTTTCTTGCTGGTAAAACGGATTAAAATCATATGCAAACTTAATTAACAGTTTATGAGCGGATTTGTAATTTCCTAAGAACATCATTTGGTAAAATCGTTCGAAGCCTTGGACTCCTGCAATTTGAATCCAAGCAGATTTAATACGCATTTTAATAAATTGACCGTTATCTTGATACTGCCCCTTAGTCTCTTTATAAACTAGCCCATCAGCTCTTACATAGTGATAGACTCCTTTGAACTCTATAGAATCAAGGCCTCTTATATTTGTAAAAGTAGACCAGCGATTTGTATAGTAGTCGTAAACTAATGCTTTTCCAGTTTCAGTAATTAATCTAATTTGATTAGCTGTTGATAATAAAGTAGCACTTGTAATCTTTTCATTGTTGTAAGCTTCTACACTATCTCCAATATATTGAAGTCCAAAGTTTCTTTTCAACATATAAATGCCTTTAGAAGACTTAAACATAATACCTTCTGGATTTTCTACTAAACTATTAGCATCAATACATCCAGCATCAGAAGTTATATTATAAGGAGTTCTATAATCATCTTGTTGACCTAATTCGTTTGGACCTTCTCCAGTTAGCGCAAATATAGCACGTTCTTTAAAAATAATCAAATGGTCATCTACAACTGCTAAAGCTGTAGCTTTTCCACCTTTATCATCTAAAGGAATTTTAAATGCTGCATTAAATCTAACAGGCTCTCCAATACCAGTCACCTTGGAATATTGAAGAGTAAATCCATCAGAGAGTATAAGAAATGTACGAGCTTTATAAGAAGCAACGTAAGAGCTACTTAAGGCCGCATCATTTTCTAATACTCCGCCTGTAGTATATAAAGGCTCCGCATAAGCCAGTTCTTGGTCTGTAACATAATCAGTTATAGAAATAAACTTCTTATTTTTAATATTAGCGTATGAACCAGTTATAAAATCATCAGTTCCAGGAGTATTAACAGTATCTACAACTTTACTTATTTTATAAAATATAGTACCGTTGCCTTGAGTACGATATATTTCAATTTCTACATCGTTTTTAGAAGTCAAATAACAAGGTATAAAACTTAAATTAGCTAAGAATTTAGTACCAGCTGGAGTAGTAACAGATATAGGTAAAGAAGGGCTACTTCTATGTATTTTACCAGTTCTATCTGTCCATTTATACACTATAGAATACAAGTATCTTTTAGAAGCGTCTAGGCCGTCAGAAGTGCTTGCTATCAAATCAGTTACAGGGTCAATATCTTTTGGAGCTTCAGGAATATCTAAAAACCCGTGTTCTACAACTTTATAGCCGTCATACATCTTTAATAGTCCACCACTAATATGCAAAGCCTCTCCTTGAGAAACGTCGAAGTAGTTTGAAGATTGAGAAAAGTCTGCAATTTGTTTTTTAATTACTGTAGACGCTAAAACTTTTGAAGCGCCTGCAGGTTGTAACGAAGTTATAACGGCACTTGGTTTTGTAATAACTAGTCCATTTAAATCTACATTAGTTAAACCATTTACATAGTCAGAATTTATAAAACAGTTTTCATCAACATCATACTGTCCTAATATTTCTGTCTTAAAATCTAAAGTACTGTCTAACAAATTCTTTATTAAATATAAAGTTCTTACAGGCTTATTGACTTCATATGCGGGGTCAATATCTCCATTTGACAGTATTCCAGAAGCTGTATATCTAGGGTCAACGTTCTTAGAAGCAAAAAAGTATACATAGCCTTCTAAACTTACAGGCTTTGATTGTAACTCTAGACCAATGTGGGCAACAGTAGGACTAAATGCTGACTGGACCCCACTATTAGTTATTATAGCTGTGCTTATAGCGCCTAGTCTAGTCTTCCAAGCTTTTACTTGTATAAAAATTATAGACTGAGTAGAGTTATTAGGGTCTTCTACAGCAGTTATAGTGTATTTACCATCATTAGCATCGTCAAGAGTGCTGGTTGCTGGTAGAGGAATAGTAGTTAACGTTACAGGCGCATGAAAAGGGGCTGTTAAGCTAAAATTAACTAGATATGTTTGAGCAAGTGTACCATCTGATTTTGTTAAAACAGTTCGTACGTTTGAACCCTCTTTAGAAATGCTTACGTTGTTTAAAACATAATTTGTTGCTAAACTGAATGCGGGGCTTATATCTTGATTTTCATCTATAGATTTTAACACAGTATCTAAAGCTAAGGTAGTATAAGCTATAAACACTCTATTAGAAATAGTTTGTAAGTCGTATTTAAAAGTAGACAAGCTAATGTCAGGGTCTATACTTATTCCTGAAGCTGTACTAATTTTAATATTTGAATTAGAAATAACTTTTGGATTTAAATAGTCTACTGTACTAAAGCGAAATCCTCCGCCTAAACCGTCTACAAAGTTACACATATAAGTTACTATGAACTTTGAACCACTAAATCCTACTTTTGGAGCTAATATACTACCTCCAATAAGACTTCCAAAATCCTGAGACTTCAACTCATGTTTAGCTAATATAGTGTTTGTGATATTGTCTACTATAACTATTTGTATATTTTTATATTCAGAATATAAAGTAGGACTAGAAAGAATACCAGCTTCAATTGTTAATATCTTTTTTTCATAAGCATAACAAGTAATGTTTTCGTACGTATATGCATTTGGATTTTCTAATATACTATTATCAGCTGAGATTTGAAGAGAAGAAGAACTGCAGAATTTAATTTCTCCTTTACCCTCCCATTTTTGTTCTCCTTCAGAATAGGAGTATAAGTTAGAATTACTATATAGTAATAATTCATCTCTAAAACTAGAAACTGCAGAGCCTGTGCTAATCGTATTTAAATCTAAATCTTTATTAGGCAAAGCTTCATAGCCAAACCGCTTTTGTATGGAACCAGGATTTGTAAATATAACATTTTCTAATTCTAAAAATCGAGTAGGAAGAACAGTTTTTGAATCACCTTTAGTATCTATACCGTCTACTATAGGCATTGCTATCTTTTGTTTATTTAATGCCATGTAAAATACTCCTGTATTAAGTTTTAATCATTTTTAACATAACAGTAGATGGTTGCATATTATTATGAGACAACCCTCCTCCAGTAGCAACGTTTGTAGCTGTAGTACTAGTTGTAGCTACTTCGGAACCTGTAAATACAAAACCCGCATCGTCATAAGGTCCTCCGTTATTAAGATTAGATACACCTTGAGACACAAAGTGTTCATGAGGATTTTGAGTATGATTATGACTAGGCATTTGAGGAGTAGTCAATATATGAGAAGCGGCTCCTAAAGTTTGAGCTATTGAGCGTGTAATTGTACTGTCTACAATGTCTACATAAGTTCCAGAACCTATAGTAGTTCTACCATTTAAATTAGGAAGATTAAATGTAGTGGAGCCATCTCCTACCCCCCAGATAGTTCCAATAGATGCAAATAAATCAGAGTATGTAGACCTAGAAACAGCCGCTCCATCACATAGTAAAAATCCAACAGGTGCTACAGGCCCAGCAAAATCTAAAACTGTTCCTGAAGGCATAAGAGGGGACGCAGGAATAACAACACTAGAAACAATACTGTTTCCATTGGTAATCTGAACTGGAACTCCGCCAGCATTTGTAAACCAAATGTTTCCATTTATAACTTGAAGCTTATTAGCATTTAAAGCGCCACTTAAAGCAGTAGGTAAATTTTGTAAGTTTAAAGATTTAGCATTTAATATAGTCTTTAAAAGTAAATCTAAATCTTGATTAATGTCTACAGCACTAATAGGTACTTTTTTACCTTTATCAGGTGTATGGTCATGGTCATCAATTAACTGTATTAGTACGTTTATAGCGTACGCCCAGTCTGGTCCTGGAGTAACAGTTGGGTCTGGTAAATTAAGTAACATATTTGGCGTAATTGACATAAAAACTCCTATTTAAAATATCCAAAGAGAAATAGTGCAAGGCACTGTAGCTTGTAAAGTCAAAAACTTAGTAACGTCGTTTCCAGTAGTTACAAGTTTTAACTGAGAAAAATTATCATTTTTACAAAGAATGTATCCTCTAAAAGAGCGATTTAGTTTATGCTCTACTAAAGTATCGGAAGTGCCTATTAGTATGTTTTCTAAATAAACACCGTCTAGAAGTATGGACCGACTTAAATTTCCAAAAGCTGTTTCTACATTAGTTTGAGCTGTAAAACTCTCTTGGTTTCCACCGGCTTGCTTTCTAAACGGTTGTGCTCTTCCTGCCATATTAAGACCTTGTAAACCAGAAATCAGAATTTTCAGCATATATATCTGAAACTGATTCAGGTTGACCTTCATCTCTATTGTTAGCCATAGTTTCTATACGTCTTTTTAATTCTGACTTTTGCTGCATAAGGACAGAAACATCTGATTCTTCTTTTTGTAAGTATTTAATAGCAGCATCAACTATTACATATTCAGCATAGAAATTTAAGTCTTTTAAGGTATCTGTATCTAAGACTAATTTTGGAGCTACTGGAGTATACCATAAACGTATATTGTACGCAGCTTCTGGAGCTGGGCTAAATTTTATATTGTCGCCTAACAGTCTGTAACGTATATGCGGTCCGTTAACTAGGCCCCAAGTAACATCATTATCTCTGTTACGCTCATTAAAATTAAAAGGTCTCATAGAGTACCATTTATCATTAGTTATTTGAGCGTCGACACCTTTCATTTTATAGAAATTAGCAGGTAGAGCGTAAGAATCAGTATTAGCAACTGTTGTAAAAGTAGTATCTTGAATACTGTAATCTGCAGAACCAGCTGATACTAACAAATCATGTAACTCGGCAATAGAGCCATTTATTAAAAAATTAAGTTCGGCATCTTCTATAAAATTAGAAGCTTCTCTATCAGCTCTTTGTCTTGTTCGAAGTCTAAGCTCTACTAGTGTATGAGACATTAGTATCCCCCAACAGGCTTTTCTTGGTCGTCTTCTAAATTAGTAAGCTTTATTAAATCAATAATAGCAGAGGCTATAGATTTAGGATTCTTAGATTCCAAAGCAGACATAAGAGACGTAGCAGCAGCTTCTTGAGCTGTTCCTGCGTTTATATCGTCTTCTTGACTAGATAACTGTTCCATATTTTCTTCATTTTTAGCTTTTAAAGCTTCTGAACTGTTTTCAGATGTAGAAGAATCTTTTAGTTTACCTAAAATCATTGTAATATCTTGTTTTTTATCGGAATGCATTAGTCCCATAGTACACCGCCTTTACTTAGGAGTGTACCCGTTTTTATTTAAAATTACTGACTATGAGCTTTGCCCACTCAATAAAATCTGTCTGAGAGAAGTCTGATTTAGCTCTATTACATCTAAAACAACAGGTTACTACGTTACTAGTCACATATCCAAGTGAACTGTCTACCCTATCTATCCCATTATACGTTATTTCGCAGTTTTCAAATTGAACCAGTCCGCTGTCTTTTGCTGGATTTACTGTCCTATAGGGCTCTTTTTTACAATAAAAACACACTGCGTAGATAAGCTCTATGAATAGTTTATCTGAAATCTCCCAAGTCTTTCCTCTAGCATTTTTTTTCATCCTATTTTTTAGATATTTTTCAGCGGTCTCTTTGTCCGATGATTTCCTTCTTTTTACTCCTGGTCTACCTTGTCCTGTATTTTTTAGTATTGTTTTCATAGTTCATTATACCATAACAAAGCCTATATATGTCAATATAGAAATAGTTAACGATTTGGTTATATTCGGTATTTTTATAGTTTAGACAAAAAAAAGACCCTGTATTTCTACAGAGCCTTTTAGTTTTATAATCTATTTAAGATTAAGCAAACTTGATACGAGCGTTGTATCCTGGAGCTCTACAGCCCATTTGAGCGTAGTAACCTACTCGGATTTCAACTGAATCTGCATTAGAATCACGTAACATCTTAAGACCGTCAGTATCTAAAATCTTAGGAGCTTTTCCTAAAGAGTATAGTTTCCAAGTGTCTAATTGTAACATGTATCCAACGTTAGCAGGACAGTTTTGGTCTGCAAATACGTTAATAATTCCACGCGGACCGTTAACTTCAATACCACGGAAACCAACAAAATTAGTTACTTTTAAGTCCATATATCGAACTTTAGTTCCTAATTCTTTTTCTAACTGAGCGTACTTGCTGTAAGCAATAACACAATGAGTTGGTTTAGCACCTTCACGAGCAAGTCTAGAAGCAGTGTTTATCAAAGCCTCTTCGATTGGTAAAGCAGTTGCATCGTAACGGATACCGGCTAAACGAGTAGCGTCAGAAGAACGGTTTACAGAGAAAAAGTTATCAGAAGGAGAAGGAGAAGTTGCAGGAATCCAAGCAGCTAAACCTTTAATTTTTTGGTCATAATCTCCATCAACAAAGATAAAATCTAAGTCAGCAACAGCAGGAATAGCTGTATTTAAAGGAGCATTAACAGTTACTTGACCTAAATCACGGTCAACACCTGTCACAGTTACAGTTCCAGCTCTTACAACAGTTCCACCGTCAGTACCAGAAACTTGCAATACTTGACCAACTTCAAAATTAGTTACTGATTCAATAGATTGTAACTGGATTAAGTTAGTTGTAATATCAGTAGCTACTGCGATTTGACCAACTGTTCCAGAACCTGTACCGAACATAGCAATAGCTAATGAACGAGCAGCAGAGTGGATAGCTCCGTCGATTTCAGTTGAAGCAGCTTCCATGAATGCATTTGCATTACCTTTTGAAGCTTCAATTGTTTCATTGTCGATAGATGCTAAAGAATAATCTTTGCTTCTTGTCAACACGAAATCTTTTAATTGAGAATTAGATTTGTTAGCCTGTGCTTTGATAAAATTAGCAGAACGGCCTTGTGGGTTTCCGTAGATTATTGGAATTGGTAAATTTTTTCCACCGAAATCTTCCATTTTAGGTATCATAGCTAAAAGAGGATTATCAGCATATACCATATTTTCTACAGCGTCATTTGTGTACTTTACTTTTAAAGCACTTGCGAAAGTTACTAGGTCTAAAGACATTTTGTGTTCCTTTGTTCGTTTTCCGAACGGTTTTTTTGACTCCGAAGAGTCTTATATATTTAATTTGTGTCTAAGCTTTAAAGGCGCTAAAACGTTATACCTTGATTAGGATTTATGGCCTAGTCAACCCATCGAAGCAATTTCGCTGCTTCTTTAGTCAACTCGTCTCGACTAAGTTTGCGTTCTCCCGATACTGGTACTTCGGTAGACAGAGTATTCGACAATGTTTGCGATGTCTGTTTTACAGATTGCTCTTCTTTTTTTGGAGCTTGTTTAGCCCGTTTTGCTTCATATGTTCTAGTAACTTGCTCATCTAAGTGCGCTTCAACCGCGTCACACGCTTCTTTATAAGATAATATTTTAATCAACTGGTCCGGTATTCCTTTTTGAACCTGTTCAGTATAGTGCTGATTCATAACTTCATACACCATGTCTACATTATTGTAAGACTTAATAAGTTCGTAATCTTCAGACTTGTTTACAAACTCAGTTAAATCGGCCATAACGCCCTGTATAACCTTCTCGTGTTGTTTTTTTAACTCTTCTTCTTCAGACTGTTTTTTCTTAGTTTCTTTATTTTCAAACTCTTCTCTTAAGGCTTTTAACTCAGCTCTTAAACTGTTTTCAGTCTCGGAAACTGCTTTTTTCATACGAACTTCAGGGTCTGGATTAGCATGGTCCATTAACATTTGACCAATTTCGTCAATAGAAAGTCCTTTAGATAGTAAAAAATCTAAGGCTTTGGACTTATTTGTGCTTATTTCTCTGTCTAACTCTTCATATGGAGCAAACTTTTTTCTATTTTCTTCGATTTGAGATAGTTTTTGAGCGTATTCCGTCTCTTTAGACTTAAATTTCTCATTAAACTCTTTTTCTTTTCGAGTTAAAGCAGCAAACTTAGACGCAAATTTGTCTATATGTTCGGTATCTTTAATTTCTGGTTTTGTTATTTCCTGCGTTATAACAGGTACTTCTGATACTGCTGGCGCAGCTACTACTGAATCTGACATAAGGAACCCCTTTGGCTTAATAAGAGCTTAATGCTCATAAGGGTTCCGCTGTTTTTAAACCGCTGGTAATAAATCTGAAACGGGCATTTGGGCTGGTTGTCCAGTAGGGTCTGCTGTTATAGCCCCGTCCATTTGCTGTAAAGCTGGAGTTACAGGAGCTAAACCTTCAGGAGGAGTACTAGCTATAACCAATAGCTCATTAGCATCTGACATCCATTGTCTAAACATTTCTAAAAGCTCTTCTGGAGCTGATTGCGATTTATACATTAGATATGCTTGTTGCATCTTCTCTATCCCATATTTTAGATTTTGAAACGGTTCTGGACTCTGATATTCCATTTTGTCAACCATAAGCTCTATCTGTCTTTCAATATCTTCTACTCCTGAATTTTGCATGTTATAAAAAGATTTTAAATCAGGATAGTCTAAAAGCTTCATAGCATCTACTTTATTAATAAAACCTGCTTGTACCATTTCTTGTACTTCAGCCATTCTTGCACTTGGGGTACTTGATAAAGCACTAGTAGGAAATATTTGCATCATGTATTGGTCTTTTTCCATGTTTACATCTTCCCATTTAATAGTCCTAAGAAAATCAGAACCTGGGACTTTAACAGAATAGTTTTTAGTTTCTTCAGCTATGTCTTTTGCGTAATCAATCATTATTTCACAAGCATCTAAAAAGGTTTGCTCATAGCGCTTAGCACAGGCCATAAAACGCTCAGTTTCAATTTCATTGTAGGTTCTCATAGCTTTACCGCTATTTAAACCGACAGGCTTTTGGGATTGTGCGCTTAGTTGGCTCAGTCCTATAATTTCGTAAGACCGGCTATACAATCTATCTAATTGAGAAAATAGTTCTGCAGGAATACTTCCTAAAGTGCTCCACTCAGGTTTAGTACCAGCATACTTAATTATACCACCTATTTTATTATTTAAATGAGTAGACATGATTTTAGAACTTGCTTCTACCATAAGTTTAGGAACAGATACTAAATGCATAGAAACTTGAATAGTTCTTAACAGTTTATTCATTTCTGTTTGAATTCCAGTCAACTGTTCTGAGATTCCTTGTCCCCAAAATCCTAAAGGCCGTTCGTTCCAGCGACTAAATACAAATGGAAAATAGTCTTTACACCATTCTTCAGAAAATAAAGTTTCATTGTTTATGCATATAGTATGAATGCCATCTTTTGATTCTGGAGAACTTCTTAAGTGCCATGATTCTACTACTAGTAACATGTCACCATTTTTAGTGCTATTATCAGTATTCTCATTGTTCATATCTACTGCAGCGTCTATAGAGCCCTTATACTTAGGGTAGCAAGCCTTTAGAACATCTTTATTAATCCATTTAGACTGATGTAATTGTCTTGGAGCTCCGTATATAGACTCATTATTATCAACTGTTAACTCATCAATAAACACTCGTTCTGCACATATCTTATTATCTTTTATATAAATCTTTAAAGCGCCTGTTCCAAATATACAAGCATCAGAAAATATTCTAGGCATAAGCTCGTACAACTTAGTGCTGTAGAATTGACCCTCAGCAAATTTTGTAAGCTTTTCTGCTTTTCTTTTTAAGCTAAAATCTCCGTCGTCCGTTAAAAAGTACGGCTTAGGCTTATTTTTAGTTATTTTAGAAACAGCTGTATCAATCATAGATTGTATGACATTTAAAGTAACCCTGTTTTGAATAGAGTAGCTGCTCTCTGCTTGAGTATTGTTAAAATCAGCAATACCGTTATATTCGTAATTGCCGTATAGTCTCATATTTCTCAAATTATCTGTTTGGGTACCTATTTGGCGTGCTTTTAACATTTTAAGATATGGAAATACCGAATTGTGAATTTCGGACTTTTTCTTCCACCAATAATAATGTGCATTATTCATGCTTAACTCCTGCTAGACCAGAATAAATCTTCGTCTTGCTCTTCTTTAGAGCTAACATCAGAATCTATCAAATCTTTTTGAAAAACTGTTTTTTTATCTTCATTTATAACAGCATCTTCTATAGAAGTAAGGCTTTCTACTAGGCCCAAATCACTGATTTCAAACGAAATATCTCCTACTTTCAAGGATTTAACTTTTTCGTCTTTACACCATTTTATAAGGGTTTGAAGCTCATTTATACTGTTTATCATGCTAAGATACTCCTTGTTTTTGTTAGTCGTCCCAGTTTTCAACTCCAGAATCAAATATGTAGTCCATGTCCTGGTCTGTTATATTATCGTCTTCGTTAAAGTTCTTTTTGGCCTCTAAAGCCTCTATATCTCTTTGTTCTAATAAATCCATGTATTCTTGAGTATTGGTTTTAGGAGCTCTGATAGAACCTTCAGCTTCAATATAATGCTTACAATGCCTCCATGCGTACAAAACGGCATCTCCAATATCTGTATGATAAATATCGGAAACTTTTAACTTTGTAGGGTCCGAACGGTCCCATACTACTAAACTAGTATCTTCTTCAAACCTGGAGCCTTTGTATACTTTCATACGAGCTGTTCTTAAGTCATCATTCATTAGCTCAATAAACTCAAATTTTCTATGTTTTTCTGCTACTTCCATGTTTAAGCCGTGACGCTGTCTAACCTCTTCTTGGATTTTTTTACCAAGACCTCCACCATCCATTACCATTTTTACAGGCATGTACTTGTCGTTTAAAGCTTTAATTTTAGCTATTAATACAGAAATGGTTTGCTTATCCTGTATATCTTCTTCAATTAAATACACATTGCCATCTTGATAGTTATATCCTAATACAGCTATAGCGTCTGAATCATTCCATCCAATATCTACTCCAAATATATAGACCATGCGACCTGCTGGAGGAGCTGTAAATAGATTTTTCATAGGACTAAATTTGAATACTAGGCTATTTTCATCTTTTTCCCAGTCGCCATATGTCTCTCTTCTGTATGAAGGGTCATTTTCAGTAATTCCCTTTAGTTCTCTTTCTTCTTTTAGTCGAACATTTAAATCTTTAGCTGGTAAACTAAATTTACCTTCTGGATTGTGCATATGAGGATTGTTAAAAGCATTCCATTTAAAATTAGGAATCATAGGACTTGTGCAATATTCATAAAAGGGGCCTGCTGGAACTGGTCCAGGAGTACCTGTTAATCCTAATTCTCCATTTAAATCTCGTAGTCCAGGTAACAAAATATCATTAATTAGTGTACGTAAATATGGTCTAAAAGACTGGGCCTCATCTACATAAGCTTTTCTCAGCTTTAAACCTCTGTACTTTTCAATTTCAGCTTCATCCTTTGCTCCACCACATCGTATTGTAGATTTAGTATCATTGAAAAACATTTCTAAACGGGTCTCGTCAGTCTTAACGTTTATGCGCCACTTATCTGCTACTCTTTTTAACTCATCCCAAATAATAGAACGAGCGCTTCTTGATGTTAAAGTTAAATATAAACATAAAACATTAGATTCGGACATACAAGTATGTACAAAATCTGCTATAATTGTATTAGTATTATGAGTTATGATACCGTTAGACAGCATATACAAATGAGTATCGTTATCCACTTCTAAATCATAGCATTCAGCTAAATATGGCTTACTTATATTAGTAAGCCCGTATCCTTGTTTTGATTTATTTCTAGATTCCAGAGACCTGTATTCTTTTTTAAATTTTTTTCTATCACATACTATATACGGGTTCAGTCGTTCCAGTAAATAGCAGGTATCTAGAGAGTTAGAAGTCCTTATGCTACATACCGGTCCATTTTTATACTTAGGACGATTATCTTTCATTAAGATACAATCTATTTGGAAAAGACAACTTATTAACTCTTTGCAAATTTCTAAAACAGAAAGGGCTTGCATACTTATTTCAAACGACACTCTTTTCTTGTCATATCTCACACAGCCGTCTGTGTCCAATAAACCAGCTAAAAATTGCATTTGACTTTCTCTGTTCCAAGAAAATATTACATCCTTGTCTACAATTTTCTCGTGGGCATATTTATTATGTAACCAATCGCTGTAGTATGGGATATCAAAATGTTTTATATTTTTAAAGCTATATGTAAAGTTATACTGAGAGTTTTTATGCGCTGTGCCTAAAACAGTCTCTAATTTACTTATGATGGAATAGTCATCAGAGCTGATACTGATGAAATGCTCTCTGCTACAGCCGTCTCCAATAAGAGCACCTAGTGCGTATGCGAAGGGCTCATTCTTACCACTCTTAGAGAATAGTTCGTGCTTTTTTATGGCAATAGAAGACTCTCCAATATTAGTGAGTTTTTCCAAAGTAGTTACTTTTTCAACACTGTTTTTATCTAAAAATAGAAAAGGATGTTGTTTTGTAGCAGTTACTAAAACCTTATTACCTCTTTTTATATCTACGACCGACTTTAGTCCTTTGTATACGTTATCTAATACTTTAGTTTCTGAAATGCTTCCATCTTTATTGTATCCATACACAATATCTCCAATATTAACATTTTCTATCGCTATAGAACCTCTAGAAGTTGCTACTAATGACCCTTTTATTAGACATTTACCTGCTCTACGTGAAGTACAAGCGGACTTTATAATCTTTTTTTCTAAGGCAAAAGCCAACTGTTCTGGGAAGCAAAATTCTTCAATTTTAAACTGCAAAGCCGCTGCAGCCCTTTCGGACTCAGCGGCACGTTTTTTTAATTCTTTTAATAGTTTGGACTTAGATACTGCCATTATTTTTTCTTATTATCAGCAGGTGTATTGTCGTATTCAATGTACTGAATATTATTCCAAGAGGTTAATGTGCTAAGATTTCCTTTTGTAATAAGTACACCATTTTCAACTGTTTCAATCTTAAATCCTTTAGCAGCTGATAAGTTAGGAGTCAATTCGGAAACTAAAGGTTGAACAAATGAGTGAGTTTCTCCTCCTAGTTTAACTCCTTGATAAAATTTAACTCCTAATATTTTCATTTCAAAACTCCTCTGTTCATTTTCTTTTTATACTCTTGATATTTTAGCTTATTTTTAGGGTCAACTACTTGTCCCATTTTGATTAGAGGACAATTATTAAACTTTACTTGAATCTCAAACATTCCCATTAGTAAAAATGACTCAATAGAACTGCTATTTAGAAGAGCAGGAGAACAAGAAATACTTACAATCTCGTCAGCAGCTTTTTCTTTTATAGAATTTATACCGTTAATCCATAATTCATCTTTTACTTTAGATTTGTAAGATTCTAGAGATATAGACATTCTA